ACCGATTTTTTCGGCAACCAGTATTCAGTACAACGCGGTGTTACCAAAGGTCACATCATCTTTACACCTAAATTAGATTCGCCTGATGTTATTTATTACCAATGTGGTACCAAAGTCCAGGTTGGTGGTGTATTTTTCGTCAAGAAATCCGGTGATTGTGACGTTTGTGGAAATGTATTGGATTATGAACGGGTTGTCAAGATCAAATTCGCCGATACTTTGCATCCCACTACAACTATCCGGCCAAGAGGTACCAAATTAAGCCTCATCCGCCTCAAAGATTTATATCATGATTCCAAATTGATTTATACCGAAGAGCTTTCACCCAACCAAGAATCCGTTCTGTGGTTGATGACTAATTTGATGGGTGAGAATTATCAATCCCTCAAAGAAGTCCAGCCTAAAGATCCTATTATTTTCTAGCCCGCTTTTGAAAAAGCGGACCAAAACTACTTTTTACCAAACTAGTAAAATATACTTGTTTATATTATATCTTTATACTTATTAATAAGTATAATCGTGAATATGTCCAAGAAAGCTGAACTACAAGCCGCTCTCACCGCCACCGAAGGCGCCACTGACTCCGTCGCCGATGCCGAAGGCGCCGAATCCTATCCGGAGATTGACTCCGAATTACAAATTGAAGGATTTTATCAATATTTGAATACATTCCCCGAATCAATTCCGGATTGTATTACTTGGCTGAGGGATAATTATTATGAAGAAGAATCTGCAATGTTATTAAAACGTTATAATTCTATAATACTGAAAAAAGATTCGTATGATGAATTATTAAAATTTCAAAATTTTATAGTGGGCAATTCTGTAGAATGGAGAGATTTTTTTAGTAATGCAGAATCATCTTTGGTTTTACATGTTTTAAACAACTTGTTTGATAGTAATACAGTGCCAAAAATACTCTCACCTATTAATAAATGGAAACTTATTCATTATGCTGCAAAATATCATAATATTAATGTGATTAAAAAAGTTGTAGAATTAGGAGGAGATCCTAATGATAAAACAAAATTTGGATTTAAACCATTGAACACGGCGTCCAAGTATAATAATTCTGTCGAAATCGTACGTTATCTAGTTAATAAATGTGGGTGTGATGTAAATACAACTACAAATAATGATTACACACCACTTTTAGGAGCATGTCACAATGATAAAGATTCTGATGGAAATATTCTAGAAGAACTAGTGAAATTAGGTGCAAAAATAAACGTTATTACTAATAAAAAATCAAATGCACTTCATTTATGTTCAACTAAAACATCTAGGAGCGCCAAACTAAACTGGTTATTGAATAATACTTCAATCAAGTCTTTAATTAACCAAAAAAATAAATGTGGTAGTACACCATTATTGTTAGCAGCCAAAAATCATAACTGTGTAGCAGTACGTTTATTATTGGATCATGGAGCATTACCAAATATAAAAAACAATCATGGAGAAACTGCTTTAAATGCATTGTGTAAAACCGTCAAAAATTCAGAGTTTATTACTTTAAATATTGTAGATGATTTAATTGAATCGGGCAACAAATTGAATATTTCTGACATAGACAACAAAAACATATTACACTCACTTTGCGAAAATGGCAGTCATCATTTATTAGAATATTTACTTGCGAAGCATCCAACTCTTAAAGATGAACTATTTACATTTGATGATGATCAATGTCGTCCAATTGATTTGGCTGCAAAAAGTGGACGGTGGCCTTGTGTACATATTTGCTTAGATTATATGAGAACGTATAATTATACACTGGATATACTCTTCGCCCAGTAAATTTAATCTGATTAAATTTATACTTCCAATGCAGAAATACGTGATTCTAGGGCATCTATTTGAGATTGTTTTTCATCGACGATAGCAGATAATTCTTGAATGGATTTCATTAGAATAGGGATATAACTGGTGTATGATACTCTAAAATAATCATCGTCAGAAGTTTTACCAGCTAAACGAACTGCGTCTTCACGACCCATATCGGTCAATACTTGATGTACTTCTTGGGCGATAATACCATGCTCTGTTATACCATTACCTTTTACCAAATCATATTCAACCGGTCTTAATTTGTTGATAAATTCCAAACCTAAAGTTTCATCGACAATATTTTGTTTTAACCGTTCATCTGATGCAGTAGCCCATGTAGCATTAGTAGAAGCTTCCCATTGAGTAGAGGCTTGGTTCCATTGGAGTAGATCTCCAGAACCATTCACAATCCTCCATCTGATTCCAGCTGCGGTTGTAGAATATCCGGTAGTTCCGGCAATTAATAGTGTATTACCTTCAGCCGACCCACTTCTTGCAATAACTAAACTAGAACTACCTGAAGTTGTGTTACCGTGACCAATTACTGTTGATTGAGCTACATTGACTGTATTATTACCAATTGAAATACTTTCTTGACCCGATACAGTAGTACCTCCTCGACCAATATTAATAGAATATAAACCACTTGCTGTAACATTACCAATGGCGATTGCATCAGTGTTTGATGCCGTTGCTCTACCCATCGCAATAGAATCTGTACCAGAAGCCGTTGCGCCTGTCGTGTTTGTACCACCTATCGCAATACCACCATTCGCTGATGTAGTTGCGTTTACGCCAACTCTAATTAGATCCGTATAAGTATCAAATGATCCACCAGTAGCTCCAGAACCTAGACCTAAATTTCTAGTTCCAAAAGTAGTAGCATCACTAAGATCATCAATCGCACTACCTCCGCCACCGGCTGGTCCTTGCGGTCCTTGGAGGCCAGTTGGACCTTGTGGACCTTGAGCACCAGCCGGGCCTTGGAGGCCCGTAGGGCCTTGAGGACCTTGCGGCCCTGTTACCGAATCACCTTGCGGCCCTTGTGGTCCTTGATCACCCGTAGGGCCTTGCGGACCTTGTGGTCCTTGATCTCCTGTGGCACCTTGAGCTCCAGTAGAACCTTGAGCGCCTTGAGGACCTTGCGGTCCCTGATCGCCGGTGGCTCCCTGAGCACCAGTAGCACCTTGGGCACCTTGTGGACCTTGTGGACCTGTTAGGCCCGTCGGGCCTTGGGCTCCCTGAGCGCCAGTGGCTCCCTGAGCGCCTTGCGGACCCTGTGGCCCTGTTAGGCCCGTAGGGCCTTGGGCTCCAGTAGCACCTTGGGCACCTTGTGGACCTTGAGGTCCTGTTAGGCCCGTTGGGCCTTGAGCACCAGTAGCACCTTGGGCACCTTGTGGACCTTGCGGTCCCTGGTCGCCGGTGGCTCCCTGAGCACCAGTAGAACCTTGTGGACCTTGCGGTCCCTGGTCGCCGGTGGCTCCCTGAGCACCAGTAGAACCTTGTGGACCTTGCGGTCCCTGGTCGCCGGTGGCTCCCTGAGCACCAGTAGCACCTTGGGCACCTTGTGGACCTTGCGGGCCTTGGTCGCCGGTGGCTCCCTGAGCACCAGTAGCACCTTGAGCACCTTGTGGACCTTGCGGGCCTTGGTCGCCGGTGGCTCCCTGAGCACCAGTAGCACCTTGAGCGCCTTGCGGACCTTGCGGTCCTGTTAGGCCCGTTGGGCCTTGAGGACCTGTTACGGAATCACCCTGGGCACCTTGAGGACCTGTTAGGCCCGTTGGGCCTTGCGGACCTTGTGGTCCCTGATCACCTTGTAGGCCCGTTGGGCCTTGTGGGCCTTGTGGACCTTGATCGCCAGTGGGGCCTTGAGGCCCGATGGGTCCAGGGCCTTGTGGACCTACTGCACCTTGAGCACCTTGTGGACCTACTGCACCTTGTGGACCTTGAGGACCAGTTAAGCCAGTGGAACCCTGAGGACCTTGAGGGCCAGTTAGACCAGTAGCACCCTGAGGTCCCTGGAGACCAGTTGGACCTTGAGGACCGTTTAAACCAGCTGGACCTTGAGGACCTTGAGGGCCACACTCTCCAACCGCAGATTGATCTACATATCGCAATTCATTTGCTGTAGAATTATAGGCCAATACCTGGCCATTTGTCGGAGTACCTTCGCCCACATCAATAGATTGAATTGCAGTCGCATTCACTACAGAATCAGATACAATAATATCATCTACTGGCTGATTTGGATCAATTCCTACTATTTCTAAAAGTAGATCAGTTTTTTGTTTGTTTTCGTTAAGTGAAACACCATGAATATCAGTCGGATCATCCGTCCGTGAATTTGTATTTCTCTTATTATTAATTTCAGACATCTGAAACCTTTAACAGTATATATATTACAGATATATATAAATATTTCTAAAATTACTTTGAAAGTACGACTACTTGAAGATCCGTGGCGCGCTTCGGTAAGTGCCTTAAACTCTTTAGAGTCGATACCACTACGTAGTAGCGGTGAGTCATAGACGATACCACTCACTTCCATCACTAAGGAATGATTCCACACCATAGTTTGTAGAAATAGTATATGTAGCAGATCCCTCAATATCATTTGAACCATCCGAAGTTACAGTGATGTTATTGGTTCCGGCATTACCCTTGTCTTTGATGGTGACAACCCGATTTGCAGCAGCACTGGCAGCAGGCAAATTAATATCACCTGTAGCAGATGAACTGTCTACCAATATAACATTGTCAGATGATGCAATAGAATAACTTGAACCAGTAGCGCTAACTGAAGTAAAACTCAATCGGGACTGTCCATTGACAAATATAGGACCATCTACACCAGAACTGGAAAAGGTAACACCATTTACGGTAGCAGATCCACTACCTACAGTCATAGCAGTGACTGATGAGTTTCCAATCTGCATACTATTATCAGCGCTACATGTGGCGTTTGTGCCAAACGCTAGGCGATTAGTACCATCACCACTAGTATTAGCACCGGAACCAAACAAACAACAATCATTACCAGCAACCAGATTATTACCTACACCAACACCATACAAACAATGGTTTGAACCAGTGGTTAGATTCTGAGCATTGCTAGAACCACCGATTGTATTGGTTTGACCAGTTGTGATTTTAGGTGCATTATCGGCACCAATGAAAGTGTTATCCGGAGCCTTTTTATCTAAACTCGTAGAAGAACTACCTGGACCTACTATGACACTTCTCGGTCCAGGCACCACATTTTTATCATTGCCCAAAACCAAATAATCAATAGTTGATGAACCCAATCCAGTGGCTTGATCTTCCAATTCTCTGGCAATAAACCACCGTCCATAAAAAGTGGCCGAAGTCGCACCAGTGGTCTTTACTCGCACCTCGTAACTCTTTGCACTACCAGTTATTTTAACTGGGTAGGTGAAGGATTGTCTAATACCTGCACCCTGATATGTGGCATCATCCTGCAAAACTAGAGTACCATCTTCGAATAACTGGACTTGAAGTGTCTCAGACGTACTTCCATCAGCCAGGTGGATACCCACATCAAAGTTATACAACCCACTCTTATTAATAGGTATCGCCCTACTTCCACCAGTCACACCCAATCCACTAGTATACGTAGGCGTGTCCATCGTCTCACTTTCCGATCCTAGTAAATCGAATAAATTGGTTGCTGTAGAAATATCAGTAACTGCTGTGGTGGATCTAGTACGCAATATACCCCATTCGTTAGAATTGTTTGTGGTATCCAACAACTGAGTCTTGAATGACCGATGCATCCAATTTACACCGGTTGTAGAAGTTGCACCTGATCCATATACAGAATATGTTGTACCAGTCGAACTAACTGTCTCAACCCATACCAAGTTATACATCGATTGACTATCGCTCAATGTATACGTCTCACTACCAGTAGCACCATCCGCACGCAAATCTAGAGTGTATGTACTACCAGTTGCATTGGATGTTTGATGATTACCGGTGAATTCAAACAAATACGTACCAGTAACACCCAAGGTTATACCGTCATTAGTAGCCGGATTGCTTACATTACTGGTGGTTTTAGTTACTACCGCACTAGCAGTAGGATTGGCTTCAAACAAGTTTTGGGCAGTCGAACTCATTGTAACCTGATAATCTTCGTATAATACCAACCAACCTGCTTCGCGATGTGTAGTAGATCCTGTACCAGTTTCCGGCAAATTCCCTGTAACTAGATCTACCTTTCTGACATTTATAATCCTGGAATACAAGGTTACACTTGGACTACCACTCGCAGATCGCAAATACAATTCCAATTTAGAATTATACTGTGTAGTAGTGTGCAAAAACGTGACCACAACACCATTAGGAGTCATTGGGGTTTTTGCCGTACGAGTAACCCCCGCAAAATCGCCTACTTCGGCATTATTTTCGTATAATTTCCATTCGAAATTGTTTGAATTATCGGCAGTTACATCTACAGTAGCCAACACTTCAATTTCATAAAGACCAGGTGTATCGATCTTTATACTACTGGTTGATATATCGACACCTGAGGTATGTCGTTTAGTGATTGTATCTCCTTCACCAGCTACTGTAGGTGTACCATTCAATTTAATTGATCTGACACCCATGTAATCAGTTGCATAACCATCAGTGAAATCGAATACATAATATCTGGCTGTAGTAGAAGTCCAGGTGATTGTTTGGGCTGATTCCGTGTTTGTAGATGGATGTTGGGTAATTGTGCTAGTGCTTGGTGTAATTGCAGTCAGACCTGTCAAATTACCATATGTGGTACTTGGCGAAGAATTGGCGCTATATAATAAAAAGTTTTTCACACCTTTGTCAGTATCTCTACCCTCATTGTGAAAATTCACAATTTCGACACTAGCCGTTTCTGTGGAAGCACCCAGATCAATAATCAAACGTTCACTAGTGGCACTCAAAGCCAACCATGATTTTGTATCGGCTGCATTGATATTGCTTAGAGTAGTGTCGAATGCCTGCTTTGCAAGCATCTTGCTATTTTCAATATTAGCGGCATCAACAGTATCACCGTCTATATGTTCTGGACGAGTACTTAGCCGACCAATATAGGCACTTCCGGAATTGTATAATGACGTAATTTCACCAGTTGTTAAAGGACGATCATAGAAACGTACATCATCAATCTTACCATTTGTGAAATAAAGACCGCCTGCACCATTATCCCACCACCCTATATTTTTGTTAAATTGAGTAGATTGTGTGTAATTTGATACAGTAATACTAGCAGGTGTTCCCGCTGCATTGTTCAAATAACAAGTCACATTAGCAGTACCATAATCTACAAGCATCACAATATGATACCACGTAGCTGTACTTAGAGATGATGCTGGATTTGCTGTTGTCAAAGATCCTCCATCTTCCGCTATCAATGCATTAAGAGTAGTTGTAGACGTATATATAACAATAATGTTATCTAATGTAGATGAAGTTGGTCGAATCGAAATCAAATCGTGTTCTCCACTTGCAAGTGTATCAGCATAAAACCATAATGAAATAGTGAAACCGTCTAAAATATCAGAATTTGTGTAATGATTCGCAAGAGTACCAGTGGCTTGTAGATAATTATCCGACCCATTTAGATCATAAGAAGTAACACCTTCTATGAATGTTACATTATCATAACTAGCCGATCCAGTGCCTGACACAGTAAACGTGTTTTGATATTCCTGAGAATCTACCAAGGTTTCATTAAACTGATAAATGGCGTCTGTACGTTTCCACAACCCATCGATCTCATCTTGGGTTAATACCCGATCATAAAGACGTACATCATCCAATTGGGTCCCACTAGGTGCGATGTCAGCATAAGTTGATGATCCGTTATATACTGCACCAATTCTGAAACGACCATCAATCCCAGAAGTAGAATTTTGTGTAAATGATCCAGTCAAATTTATGGGAGTACCACCAGCACCATTGACATAAGCAGTCACAGTGCCGGCGTCGAAATCGCATACACCTACGAGGTGTATCCATTCACCAGACGAATAAGTGGCTGTCGCTGTGGCTTGATGACTCGTACTAGCATTATTTAACACATTGAATCGAAGCTCATTGGAACTGTAGTAGAAATAGAATGAGTTATTGTTCGATGAGGTATTTCTATAATTTCCAACCAATCCTGTGGCTGCATTTGTACTGGACCATCTCAACCAAACAGCCACAGTAAACCCGGTAGTTACAGTGGAATTACACAAACTTCTGCCATAATTATCGTCTACCGCCTGATATATAGTGGCACCATCAAACTGATGTGACGCCGTACCTCTACGGTAATTTGTAGTACTGTATACCGTCGCACCAGTGGCACCTGTAGCGAACTCCAAAGTAGTACCTCGGGCAGTATCGCTGGCTAGAGTCGAATCAAATGTCCAATGACCGATTAATCCACCTCCTAAAACTTGCATTTGATCCTTTGATAAAGCACATCTATACAGACGATAGTTATCCAACAATCCAGTGAAATGTTGATCACCGTCACCCGAATTTGCAGTAGGATCCCTGCAACCTATTGTAAGACGATTAGAAGTACCTGTGGCACTTTGCGAATAAATACCGGATGTTCCGGTTACACCACGTTGCACACCATTCAGATAAATATTCGATTCGACTGATCCGTCATTTCTAAATGTAGTTCCCAAGTGATACCACGTATCTGCTGCCAAGTCAACTCCAGTGATACTTGTAACTAGTTCTGTACCAGTATTGCCGTATACCGCGAACTCTAGCGAGTTAGTACCAGTACCAGTATAACGGATTTCCCAAGTATTATTCGGTTCACTTGCCGTATATGTACCTGTAATTGTTTCAGTAGTTTGGGCCAATACCGGATATCTTATCCAGGCTTCCGTCGTGAATCCGCACTTTTCGCTACTATTTAAGAAATCCTGTCCTAACGAATTGCTACCTACATAATGATACTTGTCTGCTGTTCCAACATTTCCAGTTAAACTTAACGAGTGAGTACCTTGTATCGCCACTGTAGAATATACCGTACCTGTTGCCCCATCACCGTCAACCAAATCATCAGCCGCACCAGAAGAATCAGCCTTTGTTTCATCGAATTTATAGTGAACCAATACTGGGCGATATAAATCCTCTAGTTCATTATTAGTCAAAGGATAATTGTAAAATCTGAAATCATCGATATAACCATCAAAATATCCGAAACCAATCAGAGAACCAATTGAAAAGGTTTGGTCTGCATCTACAGTATACTGATCTACATCGGATAAAGCTAATTCTTCAATAGTTCCATTAACAATACTGACAATCTTACCGTTAATATAATCAACTGTAACAGCTGCATGTGTCCAAGTACTTAACGAGACTGTAACCGCTGAATTCAAAGAAGTTACTGATCCACCTGGACGTTTTCTAATATTAAATTGTAACACACTTCCGGCACCTGGGAAATACCACTGATAACCACTTGTAGTTTGTGTAGATGGTCCTCTTTCAGTAGATGACAAACCTGCATTCGAACTAGCCGAATTACGATAAAACCAACAACTAACAGTAAACCCATCCACTGTAGATGCATTAGTATGACTTTCTAATCCAGTGTTACTAATTGTAAATGTGGCTTCTTGACTACTTGCACTAGCGAACAACAGCGAATGTGTACCTTCCCTTTTCTGTGCTGTAGAATAACTCGCCCCACCTGCTCTACTTAGAGTATTTCCGAAAATGCCACTATCAGCATCACTGTTATTCATTTTCCAATGCCCGGCTAAACCACGGGTTGTACTTGCACTTGCCGATGCACTTCCAGTAAAATCCGGATTAATCTCACCATCGTCTGCCGCTGTTTCATAATCCATTAGATTTGTATCTGTCGTGGTCAGAGTAGCAGTGACATTATTCCTATATTTCCATGTACCATAATGTAAATGTCCATCACCTTTTACACCTTGTGGCCCTGTTGATCCAACTGATCCTGTTGGGCCTGTGAGACCCGTTGCTCCCTGAGGTCCTTGGTCTCCTGTTGGGCCTTGGGGTCCCGTAGGCCCTGTCGAGCCTTGAGGCCCGGAGGCTCCGGAGGCGCCTTGAGGTCCTTGATCACCCGTGGCTCCTTGTGGTCCCGTATCACCCGTGGCTCCTTGTGGTCCTGTGGTTCCGGTGGCTCCTTGTGGTCCTGTAGCTCCTTGAGGCCCGATGGCGCCGGTGGCGCCTTGAGGTCCTTGGTCGCCGGTGGCTCCTTGTGGTCCCGTAGATCCAGTGGCTCCCTGAGGTCCCGTATCGCCGGTGGCTCCTTGTGGTCCTTGGTCTCCTACGGCTCCCTGAGGTCCCGAGGCTCCGGTGGCTCCTTGAGGTCCTGTTGATCCTTGTGGACCCGTATCACCGGTGGCTCCCTGAGATCCTTGGTCGCCGGTGGATCCCTGAGGTCCCGTATCACCGGTAGCGCCTTGCGGCCCGGTAGCTCCAGTGGCTCCTTGCGGTCCGGTAGCTCCAGTGGATCCTTGTGGTCCCGTAGCACCAGTGGCTCCTTGTGGTCCCGTAGCACCAGTGGCTCCCTGAGGTCCAGTCGCACCAGTGGCTCCCTGAGGTCCAGTCGCTCCAGTGGCTCCCTGAGGTCCAGTTGATCCTGTCGGGCCTTGAGGTCCCTGGTCGCCTACGGCTCCCTGAGGTCCTGTAGAACCCTGAGGTCCGGTGGCGCCTGTTGCACCTTGAGGTCCCTGGTCACCGGTAGAACCTTGAGGTCCCGTAGGCCCTGTCGGGCCTTGAGGCCCCTGGTCTCCTACGGCTCCCTGAGGTCCAGAAGCGCCTTGAGGTCCCGTAAGCCCTGTCGGGCCTTGAGGTCCGGTGGCGCCGGTGGCGCCTTGAGGTCCAGTAGCGCCTTGAGGTCCCGTAAGCCCCGTCGGGCCTTGAGGTCCGGTGGAGCCGGTTGCACCCTGGGGTCCGGTGGAGCCGGTGGCACCCTGAGGCCCAGTAGCACCCTGAGGCCCTAATCCCTGAGGACCGGCTGGACCTTGAGCGCCTTGTGGGCCTACGGCACCTTGTGGTCCTTGATCACCAGTTGCACCTTGTGGTCCAGTTAAACCAGTTGGTCCTTGTGGTCCTTGGTCTCCTACGGCTCCCTGAGGTCCAGATGGTCCTTGAATACCTATAGGGCCTTGAGGTCCTTGCGGTCCACATCCGCCTACATCACCTTGATCAATATATCTCAAAGTATCTGTAGATGAATTATAGGCCAATACTTGACCATTTGTAGGCTGTGTTTCACTAACAGTTACAGATTGAATTGCAGTGGCATTAACAACTGCATCAACTCCGTCGATGTTCTCAATTGGCTGATTTGGATCGATGCCAACAATTTCTAAAAGTGTATCTGTTTTAGTTTTAGTATCTGTAATAGTTACGCCATAAACATCAGTCGGATCATCTGTTCTCGAATTTGTATTTTTTTTATTATTTAATTCAGACATCCTGATACTTTCTATATATATTATAGATATATAAAAATGTATAAAATTCCTTGAATGGTGGCGCTTCGGTAAGCGCGTAGGAAATACCTGAAGAACCGTGGCGTGCTTCGGTAAGCGCGTAGGAAATACCTGAAGAACCGTGGCGCGCTTCGGTAAGCGCTTAGGAAATACCTGAAGAACCGTGGCGTGCTTCGGTAAGCGCTTAGAGTCGGTACCACTCACTTCCATCGCTTACGAATGTAACTGTTCCATAATTTCCAGTAATAGAATAGGTGGATGACCCTTCAATGTCATTTGAACCATCTGAAGCAATTACAATGGTATTTGTACCAGCATTTCCTTTATCTTTTACAGTAATTTTTCTATAAATAGATGAACTGGCTGCAGGAAGTGTTATCGTACCTGTAGCAGATGAACTATCCACCAAAATTACATTGTCGGTCGATACAACATCATAATTTGACGCAGCTGCAGTTACTGACGTATATTTTTGGCGAAGTTGCCCATTGAAATATACTGGACCATCTATTCCAGCACTAGAAACGCTAACCGTGTTAATAGTGGCAGTTCCATTACCAATTGTTAATGTATCTACTGAAGTGTCGCCAAATTGCACCGAATTATCTGCCGTACATATCGCGTTTGTTCCAAATGCAGCTCGGTTAGTACCATCAGCACTACAATTAGCACCCGCACCAAAATAACAATGATCATCTCCTACAACTATAGCATCACCTACATCATATCCAAACGTTGCATGATTCCCACCGGTAGTCAATGCAGCCAGTGAAGTCGAACCTACGTGTGTAATAGACGTCCCGGTTGTACCCAATGGAATATTATCAGCTCCGATGATGGTATTATCCGGGAGATCTTTATACATACTTTTAGCATTGTTTGGACCCAAGATTAAACTTCTCTGACCGGCGACTATATTCAATGAATTACCCATAACCAAATGGTCTATAGATGAAGTTCCGAAATCGGTTGAATGGTCATCTAGTTGTCTTACTATAACCCATCGACCATAAAAGGTTGCAGCCGTCACACCTTCTGTTTTAACTCTCAATTCATATTCTTTTGCTGCACTGGTAACCTTTACAGGATGTACAAATGAATGTCTAATACTAGACCCTTGATATGAGAAGGAATATCCGTTTATGAGACTACCATCTTCATATAACAATATATCCATTGTTTCAGCCGAGTCTCCATTGTCCAGATGTACACCGACCTCGAATCTATACAATCCAGATGTATTTATCGGAATAACTCTACTACCACCAGTCGCACTTATTCCAGAAGTATATGTGGCTGTGTCCATCGTCTCTGTTTGAGATCCAGTCAAATCGAATAAATTAACTGCAGTTGAAATGTCTGTAACTGCCGTACTAGACCTGGTGCGCAACATGCACCATTCAGTTGAATTATATGTAGTGTCGATACGGTGTACCTTTAATGATCTGTGCAACCAATTTACACCTGTGATCGAACTGGCGCTAGAAGCATACACGTTATATACGTTTCCTGTTGTTGATATTGTGTCAATCCACATCAAATTATATCCAGATAGATGATCATTTAATGTATAATCCTGACCGATTGAGACTGCATTTTCTCTCAATCCAATGGTATATGTACTTCCAGTTGCATTCGCACTTTGCTGATGTCCTGCGAATTCAAATAAATATGTTCCTGTAGCATTCAGTGTAATACCATTATTAACGCTAGGGTTTGTCACATTTGAAGTGTTATATTTGACCACCGCCGTAGGATCATCTTTAAATAAATTTTGAGCTGTTCCAGACATAGTTACTGTGTCTTCATCATAAATCAACAACCATCCTGATTCTTTATTTGATATAGATCCAGTATGATCATCGGCTATGCACCCAGTTGTGAGATCGACCTTTTTAATATTAATTATACGAGATTCTAGAGTAACTGTTGGAGATCCAGTGCTACATTTCAAATAGAATTCTAGTTTGGTGTTATATTGCGTCGTAGTGTGCATAAATGTCACAACAGTTCCATGGGCAGTCGCCGGCGTTTTTGCGGTATGTAGAACATTTGTCTGCACTCCATTTTCATACAATTTCCATTCAAGTGCATTTGAATCTTCTGCAGACATATCTACATTTGTTATAATCTGAATTTCGTATAATCCTGGTGTATCTATTTTGACACTAGTGTCTGATATATCTACTCCAGATGTATGTCGTTTTACTAATCGATCACTTGTACCAGTTGCCGATTCTATTCCCATCAAATTTGTATCAGTGGTTGTTAAATTTGCAGGTACACTACTTAGATATGTGTATGTACCGTAATGTAACTTGCCATCTTCTAGACCATTTCCTCCTTGTGCTCCTTGAGGCCCTTGTGCACCTGTTGCTCCCTGAGGTCCGGAGGCGCCGGTTGCGCCTTGTGGTCCTTGGTCGCCTACGGCTCCTTGAGGTCCGGAGGCGCCGGTTGCGCCTTGTGGTCCTTGGTCGCCTACGGCTCCCTGAGGACCCGTAGTCCCGGGTGATCCTTGATTTCCAGTAGCTCCTTGAGGCCCAGAGGCTCCGGTGGAGCCTTGAGGTCACGAGGCCCCGGTGGCTCCCTGAGGCCCAGAGGCTCCGGTGGAGCCTTGAGGTCCCGTCGGTCCTGTCGATCCTTGGTCTCCTGTTGCTCCTTGTGGGCCCTGGTCTCCTGCTGCTCCCTGCTCTCCTTGGTCTCCTGTTGCTCCTTGTGGTCCCGAGGCTCCGGTGGAGCCTTGAGGTCCCGTGTCGCCGGTGACTCCTTGAGGTCCGGAGGCACCGGTTGCTCCTTGTGGTCCTATTGCACCCTGCGCACCCTGGTTTCCAGTGGCTCCTTGAGGTCCTGTAGTCCCTGTCGGTCCTTGAGGTCCCGTAGGCCCTGTCGGTCCTTGAGGTCCCTGATCACCTGTCGGGCCTTGAGGACCAGTGGCTCCGGTGGATCCTTGAGCTCCCGTAGGACCTGTCGGGCCTTGAGGTCCTTGGTCGCCTACAGCGCCCTGAGGTCCGGAGGCGCCTCCGGCGCCTTGAGGTCCCGTAGGCCCTATCGGGCCTTGAGGTCCCGAGGCTCCAGTCGAGCCTTGAGGTCCCGTTGATCCTGTGGCGCCTTGAGATCCCATAGCTCCCTGCGGTCCCGTAGGCCCTGTCGGGCCTTGAGGTCCCTGATCGCCAGTGGCTCCCTGAGGTCCTGTAGGCCCTGTCAGCCCTTGATCGCCAGTGGCTCCCTGAGGTCCAGAGGCGCCGGTGGCGCCTTGAGGTCCTGTAGTCCCTGTCGGTCCTTGGTCGCCGGTAGCTCCCTGAGGTCCCGTAGGCCCTGTCGGGCCTTGAGGCCCAGTAGAACCTTGAGGCCCTTGTTCACCAATATTTGCTGGTCCTTGTGGACCTTGGAACCCAGTAGAGCCTTGTGGACCTTGTGGGCCTATGGCTCCTTGAGATCCAGATGCTCCAGTGGCGCCCTGTGTACCGATTGAACCTTGTGGGCCTATTATACCCTGAGGTCCTGCTGCACCCTGTGGACCGTCTAATCCATTTGGTCCAGTCGGTCCTTGTGGACCACAATCACTTATAATTATGTCAGTATATTCTAAAATATCGGCAGAAGAGTTGTATGCTAATACTTGACCATCTGCAGGTACGCTTGAAGTGACTGATATGGACTGAATTTGATCTGCATCAGTATTTGGATCACTGACAATAATTTCGTCGATTGGCTGATTAGGATCTATACCATAAATCTCCAATAATATATCAGTTTTTGTTTCATTTTCAGACACTCTTACACCATATACATCCGTAGGATCTTCTGTCCTTGAATTACTATTTTTTTTATTATCCAGATCGGCCATATTTAATGAAATGGATATACCGTATATACATATCACATATATAATAATTTCTTTAAAACACCGGTTTAGCTCATTAATTTCTTTAAAACCTCTAATCGATCTTCATAAAATGACTCCTCTACTAAATCAGTCTTGACCCATTTTTCCAACACATCTTGAATTTCCTGTTTATGTTTTTCAACTAGGGTGTCCCACTGTTCAGAACATTTTTTGTTCAATTTCGGTTTTAATTCTTTAATAGGATCACGTTTCGCATGATCATCTACACTATATACCTTTGAGTGTGGGGCCGCAGTAATAAAATTACGTTCTGCCCAATCATTGGCTCCAACCAGCGATTTTAGTAGTACGGCCATCATCACACCCATAAACTGTTTATCCAAATTCTTCTTAAAATTACAATTTGCATTTGGCCCATTATAAATATTTCTAGTTGATTCCAATTTGGATTGTTTCGTTATTACATCGTTTGTATAATCTATCAACGAATCACTTCTCATCCACAATTCTCCAGATATTTTTAGAATCTTTACATTTAAATGTGGTTGGTCCAAAATCTTTTTTACTCTTTCAGTTTCTCTAATGTTTTGCGCCAGAAATACATTAATCGGCCCTTTTAACACATATTTCTTCTTTTCGCCATTTGCTTTGTCTTGAGTGCAAAAGTAAACCTTGGGATTTGATTTTCTAGTTAATAGTTGAATCTGAATAATGTCATAATACCCGTAATCAATTAATTGTTTAGGAACTGTATCCGATGCACCAGTTGATGCACCGGTTGAAATCTTTTTCAATTGTTCTCGCCATCTTTCTATGGTATGCTTTGTACGTGCCTTGTTACCATATTTCGCTTCTTCGGTCAAATAAATCATTTTACAAGTCATCTCATAATCCTCTGTAGAAGAATATACCCGATTATTCATGACACAGCTGTTATCAAAGAAAAACTGATATCCTGCTTTACCACCTACAGTATGTTTATCACGACACCATTCCGGTATTGTGTCGAATTTTCTCGGTACGATCTTGTCATCGATAGACCTATTTAGCGGATACTTTAATATAGATCTAGATTCCCACAATACCTTTACAGTCCATACCAACCGCTCTTTTCCCATATATGTAAATAATTTACTACCATCCGGTCCAAGGAATTTACGTATTGCTCCGTAATCTTCTTTTACGTCTAAAAACGTAAGTTTTACAAGTTGTGCCAATTCTGGATTATGTGATTCATCTTTCTTTTTTATGGCTTTATCTAATGCCACACGTTGCGCCCATGCTGATATATGCGTTTTCTTATTTTTGGCCACGATATAAACATACTTTTCCAATTCATCATCTCCACATTTGCTTATTTCGATAGCCAAGTCCCAATGACACATATCTTCCAGACACGATTGGACCAATCGTTTGCGCAATGAATTTGGTGTCCCATAAGTCTTGATTAAATTTCCATAATATAAACATTCTTCCAACATACATCTCCTAACACATTTCTGAAATATGGAATAACACATTCCTAAATTAATGCCGTCCGGCGTCTGTTTCCTTAAAAATGCCATACGACTGGAAGGAGTGCGAAGTGAGTAACGAGCGAAGTGAGTGTGTAGTAAATTAATAAAGTTAAAAATATTCGTACAAGTATTTATTACTATATTAACTCGCGAACTCCTTTCGGTCGTTCGCTACACACTCACTCGCTACACACTCCTTTCAGTCGTATGGGTCGTAAAATTTATAAACCCAATCCTCTAGAGGATACTGTTGTTGATCTAATTCATCTTTTACCTAAATTTGAATGTGTGTTGTGCAATTATGATAAAATTTGTTACCCGTTCAGATTAAACAAAGTAGACGCCCAGCAACATGGTATAAATGAGGATGAATATCGTACACCAAATACTCATAATTATAGATTCGAAGATCTAGTCACTGTATGTATGTTGTGTATTAATAACAAAATCGCTGTAAATTGCGATTACGATCCGGGGGATTATGTTTGTATGCGTTGTTTTGATCCAAATGATGAAAATCATAAATATGCTTTAACGGGGCCTAATGGATGGCCCCATTTTGTATGTTGTAGTTGTGTATATGATTTATTGATCGCTGTCGGCCCGTCTAATTAGACGTCGCCACGTCAGTCTTTTCTGGAATGATAGGTGGTAAAGGATGTTTTTGGTATGTTTCATTAATCATACGAATTAACATGCAGCTATATCTCATAAACATTTCGGCAATATATTTGGGATTAGACGGTGATCCTAAGGGGTCAGGAATATATTCGATTTCGATCTCATAGATAGGCGGTTGGTCGGTCTTGGTGATAACTTTGGTGAAATCGATTGAAAATCCGCCTCTGGAGAGATCCTCCGACTTGAAACTAGTCCTCTCTTTTTTGCGGGTGTATCGGATGTTTGCCGCCGCCAATTCTTCTGGACTAGATGGTTCGGAGGTTTCTGCCGCACAAGAAATTCTGCACACTGTTCTAAACAAATCTTGTCTTGTCAAGTTGTATGTAGTGTTTGAATGTGTCTTTTTCTGAGTTTTGTAGATCTCTCTGGGACTGGAGTCCGAGTAAACAAATTCAGTATATCTAGTCGGGCCATCAAAATAATCTACCATGTTACTATCCTCCATATACAGTCCAGGTGGTAAGTGTTGGCTGAACAGGTTTTTAACCTTGTAGAAAATAAATGACGGGATTTGCGCATTGAATTTGCCGGTTTTGGCCGGGATTGACCCAATTCTCAATTCCATTTCTGGAAAGGGTTGTGACGGGTCCTTGGCAATTTCTTGTAGGAATGTGTTAAGTGTGTTTGGAAGTTGTTCATTAACAAACTTGAGAAATGGTGTGGTGGTTTGCGTTGATGATCGTTCTCTAGGGCGTTCTCTAGGGAGATCTCTAGGACGATCTTTAGATGAATCACGCAGGCGAGTCCCGGCTGGTCTAGTGAAATCACGTGGATCCCACTTTTCGGCTGATTTGGACTTTTCCACCAAATACTCTATCGTGATATTATCCTTAATAGTTTTCAAAGTACCATTTAAAGTCATTACTGAATTAGGCTGATGTTTGTCTATTCTGTGTGAATGTGGCTCGAAATCATTGGTTTTCAAATCATACAAACACTCGACAATCACTGGTTGGCCAGATTTGTAGTCCAATTCGCGCAAGAACTTTCTAGCCGGTTTTACTATTTTATACTCTTCTAGGCCATCCTCGGCATCTCGGTTTCCAATATACATTACATAATTCCTGCCTTGTTTTTTAACTTGGAAATCGATACTATTTTTGGTCAAAGGTTTGACCTTGAGCATATCCCAATCTGTGTTGAGTTTGACCGGATTTCGGACTGAAATAAATACAAACCCGTCTATGTCGTGCGTAAGGTGTGTATTGTGCACCAAATTCCGGAGATTGTAAAATGGTTCAAAGTGTTTGTAGCCGATCAATAATGGATAATCCGGTGAGCATTTCATGCTAACCTTTTTGGCACAATAAATACGTTCCAAAAAGTTTTTCTTGGTCACACATCGCCCACCAAAGGCCATTACGTCGAAAATCAAGAATGACCATTCGCCATCGTGTGACTGGACTAATTCACCGTCGAAAATGCTACCGCGATGTACATCATCGCCAGCAATCGGCAAGTCTACTGAAAAGATGTGTAGCTTGCGGTCAATAAAAAATGATAGCTTAGTACCTTGGATGTCGATACACATTAGTACATATCTGTACCCATCCGGTTTGTGACTAACCATATATTCTGTGTCAAATAATTTGAGACTGGATTCCGCCGTAATTGATGCAGGTTGTGGCCACATAAACCTCGGCGTTTCCTGCTCTCTCAACCCACCCAAAGAGTTCATAATGTCTATAATCTCTTTCTTTTCCGAGTCTTCCGTGAGCTCTATCGTCTCTAGGGCATGTACTGGGAATTTCATACTGCTTGGTTGCACTACTAATATATAGATATACTAGACCACTGTATAACTTACAGGTAAATATTACTACTTTTCGGGTAATATTATATAGTCTTATAATAAGTACTCGTAACTCCTCTTACTCCTCTTATTCCTCTAACTCCTCTTCGAGTCGTATGATCACGTATATAATTATAGATCCAGATAGAGGTGTGCAAAACACACCCTTTTTAAAAGGTGCGATTTATGTAGAACGTAAAGATTACGGGAATTATCGTTTGACCCCATTTTGTAAAAATTCATGTACACCTGAAATGATAATTGATAATTCCACGCACTTGTATATCTGGAATCACTTTATAACAACCGGGAAAACCAAAGCGATCGTTATAATGGAAAATTCCAAACCAAATAATAATTTCAAGCATCTCACCACTTTTATGGAATATGTCCCGGATGGTTGGGAATTCCTTTATCTAGGATCTGGTGGAAGTTGTGAATCCAAATTCTCGGCCGATTACCTAGTTTCCAAAGGATGCGCCTCAAATTCCGAAAATGTCGAAATCAATGATTATGTTATTAAACCGGCATTTCCGCTACTACATGGGGGATATATGATAACTAAACGTGGTGCTAAAAAGATGTTGGCCTGTATGGACTCATCTGTCGATTACTATCTAGGGTATCAACTCGGGATGTGCGCTGCCAACGGCAATCTCAAAACGTATGCCTTTAAAGATAAATTGTTCTACCGCGATCACCCGAATGACGGTCCTAAGAAATTGCTCACTGATATGGCCAATGTAATAACCGGTGGATATAATTCCAAATATGATAACCGTCGCCTCGGAAATGTCTTATCCACCCCGATAATGACCGTTCATAAATGTGTGGTTACTTCTTGGACTGTGCTGTTGTTCTTTCTAGGTATTTTGGTCGGTATTACCAGTCCTAGTTCCAAGGGACTGATTTGGTGGACTGCCTTTAACGCCTTTTTACAATCCCTCGAGGCCATTAATTTAAAATACACCTTCCAGAAACATCATATCGTTCGCAGTATGTTACTGGAATTCTTGTTGGCTATGGTCGGATATTGGATCGGCACTACTGTGTCTCGCGATATCCAAAACGGTGATTATAAACTGACTGGCTTGAATCTACTCATTATCGGTTATTTAGTCTTTTCTAGACTAGGCCGGATGTATGTGTATATGTGATTTTATTAATTTTAAAATGTATACTATATACATTTTGCACTTATAACTAGTGTATCTCAAAACGTTGAAAAACTACTTAGTAGTATAAAATACGATTTTGGAACAAAAGTGTGCACGAAAAAAACGCAAAAAAGTGACATAAATTCGTGCACGATTTTGTTCCATTTTTATTTTGGCACTAAGAGATTTTCAAAATATGAATATGTGATTTCAAAAATGGAACAAAATCGTGCACGAATTTATGTCACTTTTTTGCGTTTTTTTCGTGCACACTTTTGTTCCAAAATCGTATTTTATACTACTAAGTGTTTTTCGACTTTTTACTTTTCTAAAAATAGCGAAGACGCATCTAGGTCGCGCAGCGGCCGTACTAGAGGAGCCGTAGGACCGTCAGGGCCGAAGGCGATATCGGGGTAAAAGCGGACCGATAGGTCCGGTGAAACGATTTTTTAAAAGCAACTTTTTGACCTACTTTTTCCTAAAAAGTAGCGGGGTACTCTATATCATATATGTCAGTAAATACTTTCATAATATCCTTGACTCTTAATATACATTTACTTTGTACCATGTTTTTCATATCAGTTTTCTTTTTGACCAGTACATCCTGACATTCAACCGAAGAATAAATGGCTTCCCAAAATTCTTTTTGAACTTCCAAGTTGTGTACATGATGCGCATCTGAACGCATAACTGCGGGAAACCAGGAATCTCTGTAATTATATGGACGGACTTTTAAAATATCATTTGGACCTTTGCGAACTACTGCAGTAGGTACTTTGTTAATACATACTCTTACCCATTTTTCAATAGGTTTTCCAGAATAATGTTTTAACATAAATTTAATATATGGGTTGTGTTCATCTATTGTTGCCATACGAACGAAGCGAGTGTGTAGTGAGTGTGAAACGAGTGTGAAAGGAGTGTGAGTTAGAGGAGTGAATATATAAATATTAATATGATATAATTATTAAGATATATTCGAAACTAGATCGTTAGTAAAATTAACTAGGTACTGGTAGTTCTACCTTGATATCCACCCAGGATGCAGTATAAATATTGTGGTGGCAATTAAGATTCATACCCAGTCATACTGGTAATTAGTAAAATTCACTTTTAATTAGTGTTCGTTACACATTTTATGTACAAATATTAATTACCAACGCAATATTATAAAAGTGATACTGTCTTTTTAAATACAATATCTCTCCACGATCCGTCGTCCGAATCATCATCTGATACATCATCTAGTATATCCGACGATTCGTCTAAATCGCTGTAAGATTCTTCAGGAATTTCTCTCCACCACTTTTTGGACAATGTATTTCGGAATATGTCGAAATTGCTGTTTTGAGTATTGGTAATGGTATTAGCCCCTTTACGACTCAAAATGGCGAATTTTACCAAACGGAATACGTGATGTCTGAAATGTGTTTCTAGGACGTCCTTGAATAATTCCGCAATTTGTTCCGGTGGGTTTTTGAATGCACCACAACCCATTGCACCAAGGATTACCGCATCGTGGCCCTTATCATTTGCAAGCTGTAGGATTTGATAAATCTTTTTCCGAGCTAGTTCCAAATTCTTTTCAGACATTTGCCCATGCTTGTTTAGCTGAGGCCTACGAAGTGCCGCGCAAGCCACGAAATCCAGATATACGCGGTCAGACTCTTCTAACATATTAAAATTCTCATCCTTTAACACCAGGACATTTGGAGTATACGCGATGTCTAATGGTCCAAGGAATTTCTTGCGTTTCAAATACTCTTTCGGACGTTTATACTGGCGGCACAATGATGTCCTGATAAATAGATTCTCTTCCTGAGCCGCACATCCACTCAACCATCCACCTCCTGGCGCAATATCACTGGCCATATTCAGCACTAACGGCTTGGAACACAATCCCGTATTGATCGCTTCTAACGCCGCCGAAATAGTATCCTGGTTTTTGACCTGAAGAATTGTGTTGTGCGACTTGTCCTTCTTTAACGGACGCTGTAGGACATTATCTGGTCTAATAAATTCTGTATTCGGCGGGATATGCTGTAATTTGGTATCACACCAATTCTTGGTATGCTTTGCGGCTTGTTCCCACTCTGCGTGTCTATATCCCATACTGTAAGTATTACTGTAAGTATTACTGTAAGTATTACTGTAAGTATTACTGTAAGTCTGGTAATTTACTGTTATTATAACAGTAAATACCCTAGGGTAATTTTAACTAACTTGGTGCAAATTTAAATTTCACACATTTCTAAGAAACGATCATACATTTCATCTCTTTCACTTTCAACATAAAATTCATATACCCGACAAATTTTAAAAGTGTTAAAGTAAATTATAACCGAATAGATATGTGCATCAGTCGAATCAACGTCAACCGATGCATTACGTCTATAATTCGTTTCAACAAAACTCACTGAATCAGTATCAAATACAAAACTGACAATCTTTTCTTCTTGATACACATCTGTTTTGGTATATGTAAATTTCTTTAGAACCATATTTATATGTAGTAGTTAAGTTTAACGTAGTTTACTATACTGAAACCTAGGGTAACCCAAAGGTAAATTTAACTAGTTTTTTAATTGGGTGTGACTCTATTCACCCAGCTTTGTTTTGACCTACTCACACAAAGTATATAAAAAGTAGTGTTTTGGCCGGCTTTTTCAAAAGCCGAAGTATTTAATATCAATACATCCAAGTTTGGACATAAACTCGTCAAGGCTGGAAGAGGTCAACTTAAAGCGTTTAGAGTTGTAGGAATATATGGTATACGTGTCAGCGTCGATAAAAATAGTAAGGGTTTTGCCGGAGCGTTTGACGGATATTTTGCGCAAAGGTTTTTGGAATAGCCTAGGATAGGTCTTGTGGAGTTTGTCTATCGCCAATTCTTTCTTTTTAGCCTCGATCATGATATCGATAGGGATATGATACTTGTCAGGGATGTCTAGGAGATATTGTGGAATTACATCGATAAAGTCGGAATGTTTGCCGACACGTGCTCCAGGCGCTTGCTCGGATACATGGAATTTAGGCTTGATACCCCGGCGGATCCAAGTGGCCAAGATTTGGGGTATGTAATACTCGGCGGGTTTAATGCGGGTATGAGGGTGCAACAACATGTAACACTCATGATGATGTGTGTCGAATACCACTGGCACACCAGTACGTTCCGATATGGTTAGACAGTCGGCTATACTGTAACACTTTTCGCAGTTTTCTAGAACTAGACGGCGTTTTATCGGATCTGGTAACTCGGTGTAATTTTTGCACCACCTATCCATCGTTTCCCCCTTATTTCCATATAGGCCGCTACCGTGGATGACCATTACACTGTTCTGATCCAGGCCCATCAAGTCCATCACAGTAGCATGATACAGCAATTCGGATATAGTGTTTTGAAGTGTTTGCTCATTAGGAGTGCCTAGAACATTGTATTGGCCCGGATGGAATGTCAAGCGCTGCTTAAGCTTGCGGGCTTTGTCGCCGATTTGTTTTAATAACGGCTTGGCGAAATAAAATGTATATGCAAATGGTGAGTCTGGTTCGGTTTCGGCTTTGCCGGTGGCCTCCAACATGGCTTTTAGGCGTGGATTGGCCATATGCGGAAACATGTCACTGGACATGCGATAGACGTGTATATTATTGGCATAATTCCAGTCTAAGATAGTAAGAACGTCTTGTAGATTGAGTAATACGCGATGTTTGAGTTCGGCTAGACCATCTTTTTCCACAGTTTTAAGAATAATGCCACGCGATGCAAACACCGGTGGCTTTTGAGCGCGTAATTGAGTATTAATACAACACAGACCTAGTTGTAAATCATATTTAGTGGCCATACGAACGACTGTAAGGAGTGCGAGTGAGTGTAAGGAGTGTGAGTGAGTGACGCGAAAGCTATATAAGATATATCCCACTAGCTCAAGTATATATTACCAAGTCGTTATATCTCTTTATCCCTTACAGGGATAAAACACTTAGCCTTATACAAGGCTAAGGGGATATTAGTTTAACTATTATCCTATACCAAGGTATACTACTCGCACTCGCACTCGCACTCGCACTCGCACTCGCTTACTCGCTACGTTCGTGTCGTATGAACAAATTCGATGTTATTAAAATGTTTGAAACTCACCCTACTACTAGTATAGGTGTTTATTCAAAAAGAGGCTGTGGAAAGACGGTGTTATGTAACGATCTGATAAATAAATATAAAACGGTAAATCCAGAAGCCGATGTGAAGTGTTGTGAATTAATTTTAGGAGTCATAGATTATCCAGTGGAATATCAAAACACTCACCTATTTAGACGTGATGCACCTAAAAAGAAATTATTTGTGATTGAACATCCGAGACTTCGATTTGGAAATAATTTCATTTTTGATCAGCAACTAGCGTTGTCATATAAACTTGGAAATCACAACATATCAAGATTAACAGTTGATTACTTTCCTTGCGAAGAAGGTTATGAAACACCGCAGTACATGTTTATTGTTTTGGGTAAGTGCGATGAATTTAATGAGTATTTTTTCAATAAAAGTTCTAAAAAAGTTTATGAGCATCTTAAAAAGATAGTGTCGCGCGATCAACTTGTAAGTTATATAGAGTTCTGCACTATATTCGAAAATTTGGGTCCCTACGAATTTTTAGTGATTGGTCCGGGTGGTATTGAAGGTACTTATCGGGCTGAACTGGATTAACTTTAATATTTTAAGCCTAAACTTAGCGTGATTTTGACCGGGATCCTCTGAAATTGATTGGGTATAATTATTTTGCGAATAATTTTATTTAAGAATATACTATCTATAGTTATCATGGATCAAAAATCAATGAATGTTATTAAAAGTAACGGAAAACTTGAACCAGTAAAATTCGACAAGATCACTGCTAGGCTAAAAAAGTTGTGTGATGAGCACAACATCCCAGTTAATCCCCAACTGGTGTCCAAAAAAGTCATTTACGGAATGAGTGATAATATGCACACTTCCAAAATCGACGAACTAGCCGCAGAATATGCAGTACATATGCAAAAAGACCATCCTGGATTTGAACACCTAGCCAAATGTTTGGTTGTCCATAATTTACACAAGGACACCCAAGACTCATTTTATAAAACTATGAACAAGATCCATCGATTCAAGGATGCGTCCGGTAAAAAACTTAATCTATTGGATAAAAAGTTTTTTAAATGTGTAGAACAAAACCGTTACGAATTAGACAAAATGATTGATCACAGGAAAGACTATAACTATGATTATTTCGGGATTATGACCTTTCTCAAGCAATATCTCACCCGTCTAGACGGTGTGGTGGTCGAACGCCCCCAGCACGCCCTTATGAGAATTGCCGTCAAACTACATAAAACCGATCTAGAAAAAATTCGTGAAACATATGAAACGCTGTCAGATAAATTTTATACTCATGCCTCACCGACTATTTTCAATTCCGGTATGAAGAGTTCGCAGCTACTCAGTTGCTTTTTGTTGGCTATGAACGACGATTCCATCGATGGTATTTATGACACTCTGAAGGAATGCGCCAAAATCTCTCAAAATGCCGGCGGTATCGGGTTCCATATTTCTAATATCCGTGGTGAAGGTGCACCGATTGGTTATACTGGAACTTCCGACGGTATTGTGCCGATGCTCAAGGTATACAATGATACTGCTAGGTATGTCAACCAAAAAGGTAAACGCAAAGGATCTTTCGCCGCTTATATCGAACCACATCACCCCGATATCCTGAAATTCGCTAGATTGCGCCGGAATAATGGCGATGAAAATTCTCGCGCCCGTGATTTATTCTATGCCATTTGGCTCAGCGATTGTTTCATGAAATGTGTTGACAATGATGAAGACTGGTATCTCATTGACCCGCATGCTGTGTGCCATGAAACTCCTTTGGAAAATGTATTCGGTCAGGAATATGAAGACTTGTACAAGCGCTATGTATCCGAAGGTAAATACACTGAAAAGATCAAGGCTAGAAAGCTGTGGGATGAGATCCAACGAACCCGTATCGAAACCGGCATCCCTTATCTATTGAATAAAGACGCGGCCAACCAAAAGACTAATCAAAACAACCTAGAAGATATCATCAAATCCAGTAACTTGTGTGCCGAGATTATGGAAATGTCTAACAGTAAGGAAACTGCTTGCTGTACTTTGGCCTCTATGATTTTGTGGAAATACGTTTCGGATAGCGAAACCCCTGCCTTTAATTTCGACCTATTCCGTGAAAAAGTTAAATTGGCCATCAAAAACCTTAACATTATCGTGGATGAGAATAACTATGTCGATGAAAAGACCAAGCGATCCAATATGCGTCATCGCCCACTCGGACTAGGTGTCCAGGGATTGGCCGATGTATTTATGATGTTGGGTTTGCCGTTTTGTTCCGATGAAGCCAAGCTGCTCAACAAACAGATCTTTGAACATATGTATTACGCCGCTTTGGAAGCTTCCATGGAAATCGCTATGGTGGATGGCCCTTATGAAACCTATAAAGGATGCAATGTAGACCAAGGTAAACTGCAATTTGATCTCTGGGGAGTTGAACCGGTATGTCCCGAATTGGATTGGGCCGGACTTCGGGCCAAAATCGCCGAACATGGCATCCGTAATAGTTTGCTCATCGCTTTGATGCCTACTGCATCCACTTCTCATTTGAACGGATCTACTCAGGAGGCTTTCGAACCTCTGAACTCTAATATGTATGTCCGCCGGACTCTTAGTGGAGATTTCGTCAATGTCAACCGACATCTTATCCGGGATTTATCCAAGAGAAAGTTGTGGAATAGTGACATGTTTGAAAAGATCAAGACCAATCGCGGATCTGTTCAAAATATCGATGAAATCCCTGCCGATCTTAAGGAAATTTACAAGACCGCTTTCGAAATGCAGATGCGTGACATCATCGATATGTCTGCCGATCGCGGTGCATATGTCTGCCAGAGCCAGTCCCTAAATTTGTGGATTTCCAACCCCGATGAGAAAAAGGTTTGGAATATGGCGAAATATGCCTGGAAAAAGGGATTGAAAACTATGTGCTATTACTTGCGGACTAAACCTGCTGCTGATGCACAGGCCGTCACTTCATTCCAATACAAGAAACCTGAAGAGCCCGAATACTCGACTGATGCCGTTTGCAGGATGGAAGAAGGCTGTATTATGTGTAGCGGCTAAACGCCGCTTAGCGAAGCGGGCCACGCTACTTTTTAAGAAAAAGTAGGTCAAAAAGTAGCGAGATAACGCTCGCTGACTTTTATCAAATAATATAAGATAATATTATTTAATCTTCTCTAGGTTTGAGGCTGACGGAAACCAAGATCAAAATAACAAAAACTAGTAGGATAATGAACGGCAACAGAGCCCAGAACCATGCCCATCCTGTCTTGCATTCTTTAGAATAGTATACCACTACCGGTAACAATATCAAAGTACACGCGGCACTAATTACTGCATTTACTAGACGCGTCTTTTGGGGTTTCTTTTTATCCATCAATGGGACTACAAAATTAATAATGGCCAAAACGGTTAGGAAAATAACCGGGGCAGACCATACAGAGCATTCCCTTGGGGGATAGGGCTCGACAAAAGTTTGTTTGTAATAAGGGGTTTCCATACGAAGTTCTACGGTGTTTATATAAATAACGTAATAATATAATTTCGCGAAATTTTTATATATTGATATAATATAAAGTTACTTTTTACTTCTTTTATTGTTGATCTGGGTTTTCTAAAAGAAAATGAAGTGCAATTTAAGAAATTTATCTACCGAGTGTATAGTTGAAATTCATAAAAACCCTTATAAATATGGGGATATGTTGCAGAAGATGCATGCTCCGCAAGTCGAACAGGCTATTACTGGTAGGTCAGGATACGGTATGGATGGATGCGGAGAACTTTTGAATGGATTTAATAAAGAATGTCATGCAGGGCGTGGCGGATGGACTGCCAAAGTTATTAAAGAACATGCCAAAAAGTGCGGTTGCGACCTTACTAATCAAACTCTAAAGAGTGATATGTGTAAAACGTTGAAACAGTGTATCCAATCTCAAGGCAAAAAGCCTACTGATCGAGTATTAGAAACTGTTGTACAGACAGCCAAAGAAAAACTTCCTAGAACTAGACCTAGGGGAGTTCATGACAATTGTAATGAACATTTGTTGAATTTTGAGGATAAGTGTCATGCGGGTCGTGGCGGATGGACTGCTAAACAAATCAAGACACATTCCGAAAAATGCGGATGCGGGACTCCTTCAAGTAACTTGAAATCAGATTTATGTAGAGAATTCAAAGACTGTTTGACAGGTGTCCGTCTTCCATTAAACCCAGCCGGCCCTGCCCCGGCTAGATCCCCGGCAACTCTTGGAAAACCTGACCCTACACCCAAGAAACGAGGATGCACTTATCAAGAAGCCCCCAAATACCATACCAAATCTCGTGGATCTCCACCATACCCCGGTAATGAATGTCGTGGAATGGTCATGAAAGGTAATGACGGTCGGATGTATGAATCCCGTCCTGTAGCTGGTGGTAAATACTGGCGTTGGTTTGTTTTGGATGAAAAGGCCTCGAAAGGTAAGGCTAAAGCCAGAGATCCTCGATATCCTAAAACTTTGTTGAAGGATGTCATGTTCTACTATGGTGAGAATAAAAGATATTCACATCCTGTTTATACTGATACTTTGGAAAGATTGTCCGAAGATGATTTAGAGACAATTTTGACAGATTATAAAAGTGATCTTATCCCATTAACCGTAACAGATTTTCTAGGAAATACTTTTACTGAAACTTATAGTGTACCATCTAACGGTCTTTCGGTTGGTCTATTAATAGATACTATCACATATTTTGATAAAGCTATTAGACCTCATACACGCATTAATATGAATGGTAAAATTGTACCCGATTACCATCACCTAATTTTCAGTGGATTAGAATGGGACCCTAAACAAAATGCCTATGAAGTCTTGTGGGAGTCTTAAATTTATTAAATAAATTTAAAATACGTCCCATAGTGGTAACTTTGATATATATTTATGTACTTGCGCATGATATTCCCGTTCAGTCATATACTTGTTCTCCTGAGTATTCTGCATTTTATTAATAAATAATCTCTGGTTGTGCTCTACTAATGATCTAGTTTTGTTTTCTAGATAGATATAACACCAGATAATTCCACATAACTCTTTATCCTTGTCATTAAAATATACTTTACGGGCGATTGATTTTTGCGGATAATGATTTGAGACATTAAAAGACATATCCAGATCAAATAGGAATTTGTGCAAATCCTTATACATCATATTATATACATTTGTTTGATGGGTATTATAGGGATCAAATAGTTCGATTTGTTTCTTTTTGACATCTACTAGAATGGCATTAGTCCGGTTGCTATACTGCGAGTCCAGCGAACCCGTCTCGTTCGATTTAGATTTGCATGCATCCAGATTTATTATTGGACGTGACCTGGTATTCTTAGTAATGTTTACTAAAAACCATATATAATCTAGTTTATGAGCTTTGACTTTGGCCACTAACTCGGACATGAACTTTTTGGTTTTTGCCGATCTAATCCCTCCTAAAACATTCCACAATCCTGCTTTTCGGGTCGTCAAGTTGTATTCTAATGTTGCATATTCAATATTTACAGTAGATACATCATCCGCGTCTTTGAAATTTTCCGCCAATCTGTCCAAATATTTATAATATTTCGATCTGGTGAATATCATACGATGACTCCGTACCGTATATCTAGAGGATAAATTATATTTTTATCATTTAACCCCTTTTAAAAAGATTCTCCACACACCACACATACATATTCAATCTTTTCTGGATTTAAAAAACTAGCACACATCACGTGCGTGTGCGTGTGCGTGTGTGTTGTAACTCGGTCTACGCGCGTACGCGTAGGTGCCGTTAATTTGGCAAAAAAGTCTGCAAAATAAGTGTCCATACGACCAAAGTGAGTTACGAACAAAGTGAGTACGCGAAGCGAGGGAGTACGCGAAGCGAGTCAGTACTTAAGACAGTGAGGGCAATACCTTACCAGAACGCAATACAATATTTGAGGGTTCTTTGCCAGGTTCAGTATTCGATAAAAATTCTATAATGTTTCTGTATTTTTTCAAGTGACTCTTTTTAAGACCATACGCTTCAAATGCATCTAGATCTTCTTCCATAATGTTATCTAGCTTCTTTAATGTTTGTTGTCTAAATTTAGGATGATTGTATACTAATACCCTATATTTAAGAATTTGATTGTAAATCTCAATAAAAATGCACGTCTTACAAGGACGTTTTCTTGACATTTCACATAAATCCAACAAATACTTAATCTTTGCACAAGCTTCCTTCTTATCACCCAATTCTGGTCTAATGCTATAATCTAAAATTGGTTTGAAATCGGGATTGTGCAATCTCTCCAGATTGGGGAACATCTTTAACAATTCATCCTTTCTATCAAACATCTTAAATATCGCTTCATTGTTTACTTTTAATGCTAAAGGGTCAGAATATACAGGGACTGATAAGTCGGACTTATAATCAATAATATCAGTAAGCACGCTAAACGTATTTGCAAACTGTGGTTTAGACGCATATTTTAGAATTAACGAATCGTTGAGTGTCGCTCCCTTGTTTTTCAAATATTTTAAACCTTCTACAACCGACATCTTTTCACCTAAATAAATTCTATGTGCCTTGTATTTGCCTTTATGAGTTTCCCTTTTATACATTTCATCAATTTCAGTTAATCTAACAATTCGTAAATGACCTTCATCACTTTCAGCTTTGTCGAGCCATTCAAGAATTTGAGATAAATCGCAAAAGAAAAGACCTTTATAACATTCACTTTCATATTCAAATTTTTGACTATTTACATTAAACCCATCCTTGTACTGATATCCGTGGTGATTTTCAGATTTGTTGGTCCACTTGTAATATTCGTTTTCGGATAATTTTTCTACGATTGTGTTCTCCATGTTATCCATGTGTCTGTGATTTGAGTTAATATACGATCAATATCGCAAGTAAATTTTACTTATTTTTTAAACCCTTTACGGTAAAATAGAACGGCGATAAATATAATCACCAAAATAACCAACAACCAAATCCAGAATGGTTTTATACGTCTATAGGGAGATCGGTATATTTTATGATACATTTTCACAACTTCATCATAAGAGTATTGACGTTTGCCTAGCTGATAATTGACCAGGTTGTGGAAATCTATAACCCATTTAACTAGATCTACTCTTGAATCTAGGGCATTATCGATTGGATTGATTTTCAAATTTTCTTTATAATGTGATCTGCAAACACTACATGGAAGTATGTGTTGCAAACTCATATAAAACGTTTTAAACTGATTTTTTTGCTCACATGTAGGTGATTTAGGATATGTAAATGAAACTGTATGTAGAATGTGCCACATTTTCGGTCCCCATATTGTTTGATCCATACGAGCGTAGCGAGTGCGTAGCGAGTGCGTAGCGAGTGCGTAGCGAGTGCGTAGCGAGTGGGAGAGTGTAGTGAGTGGGAGAGTGCGAAGCAAAAGAGTATATTAATAACTAATATAATCTTTTTTGAATAGAACCTCTAGGATTGCTTAGGTTGGTTATGGCGACGTGGGTGTTGGGGTTGGAAATATGGCAAAACATTGTTATGGAACATATTCCACATCTTCCAGAAATTGGCACGGGATTGTGGTGTTAGTTCTGAAGTACCATGAGCATAAGTACATTCATCACCATTACGACAATATCCCTTGAGATAAAACTTGCACATTTCCTTGGCCATCTTTCTAGGTTCTTCTACGACCGGAATTTCGTCGGGCGTTTCGACTACGGTCTCGACTTGGGGTGTTTCGTCTACGGCCGGAGTCTCGGCGCGATACACCTCACTCAAAGGCATAACCGTAGTATCGGTAGGAGTGTTTTCGGACATATTTGTAAAAGTAAATTAATTAGGTATATATTAGATATATCTAATTAAACATAAACATTCAAATAAATTTTACTGGTTTTATCGCCCACTTGGACTAGGTGCCCTCGGTGGTGTCGAGGGTATATAGGTTTCATCTATACCATAATATTCATCTAGTTCTGCCTCCAATCCATCATCAAATGGTGTATCGGGTTCCAACGGTTCTCCTTCGGGAACTTCATCAGGCCATTCGTATTGGACTAGCGAACGCTCAGAAGTACCATGACCGTATTTGCTTTTTGATGATTTATTAGATTCACCTAGAATGACAAACATCAAAACAGCCGTAGTGATCATCAACAATGCCCCGGAAACCATTCCGGTATAGCTTAATATCTTTTTCTTATGTTCATCCGTGGTTTTCAACCAAGCCACATATAGACCGATTGTGGCAATTAAAAACATGGCTAAAAATACTATTAAAATTATTTTTGTTGTATTCATAGTGTAGGTTATAGTAGTACAGTATATATTATTATGACCAAAGATAATCCGTCTAAATCTACGGTGAATCTGGACACTTATAAAACGGTTATGTGCAAAGCCAAACAAACCAATGGTCGGTGCAATAACTTGAACAAGTGTCAACACGCACACGCTCGTCGTGAACTACGCCGAAAAGTGATTGTATCTGCCGATGGACAATACAATTATTATCCTAAACGGTGCGACTATGAAAACCGATGCCCTGAAAAGGATAAATGTACTTTTTCTCACACTACCAATGAAATAATGTATCACCCCCAACTATATAAATCCAAGGAATGTAGCAAAATATCTTCAAAAGGAGGTTGCAAAAAAGGTATGTTTTGCCCTTTTATTCACCCTGAAAAAGTTGATCGCGAGACCGATCATATAATTGATCCTACATTACAAGATACTCTGGATGATATGGAAAAGAATCTTAGTAAACCTACGTGGTTTGCTTTAACGCTAGAACAACGTTAACCTTAAAGCCGTGAAAATCGGTTTAATACTATCTAGTATACTAGTATACTAGTACTTACGTATGAAATCAGTAGCGTCTATATATATTCCGGCCGGAGGGTCCCCAAGATTTGAGTATTTACCCTCCTCAAATTTAAAAGACCTCTCTAGTGAATGTGTTAAAACTATTGAAGAATTGTCCAAATCAGAAATCATGTATATAATTGATGGTGGCCGATTAGAATCGTCCAATATTTCCAATAAAATGAAAGATTGGACCGGCGAAGTCTTCGAAGTGTCCAAGAAATATTATATATATGTTTGCCAATCTGCTAAGGGAGTCGAAAACATTTTCTTGAAAAAACTCTTCACCAATTATAATTACCCTGTACGGTTTTCATTTGACCGAGATGTTTTTGTAGTGGCTTACAAAGAACTTGAAAATGAAAATATGACCAGTTCTTATCAAATTTCCCTATCTCCTATCGACTGGTTGGATGTTATTTGCAATATATACAATGAAACTACTATCAAAACTTCGTACAATCAATATTCCATGATTGGCGGAGATACTACTACTGACACTGAACGCCGGAACACTACCGATAGCGATCCTCCCGGTGCTAGTGACTATAGCGATGGTGCCGAGTCTGAAGACGTTGATATATTAGGCGATGCCGATATCGAGGTCAAAGTGGATATTGAACAGCCTGCATCGGTTCAGTCGGTAGCACTGGCTCCATCAGTACCTCTCAGGTGTCAAGAATATAGTAAAAAAGGGACTCGGTGTAAACTAAAACCGTCTAAAGATAGTCCAGATGGCTACGTGTTTTGTAAAAAACATCTAGACATATTCCATGAAAATCCTAGGAGGTTGTCAGTGAACTCTTAAATCCATCCTAGTATGTTAAACCTTAAATCCATCCTAGTGCAAATATCAACATGGCGTATAAAATCTGAGTGGTCCCTCCAGAAAATCTCTTCAAGTCATTAGCCTTCCTATCATAATATTCATAATCCCTGTCAGGGCCATGTATAGCTAGTCCAATGTGAGTTGTGGAAGTGTAGTGAGGTGTTTCGGATTGGTAGAGTTGTTTTTTATATTTCATGGCGGCGACAGTACATTCATAAATGCCGCCGATGATATTAATGATCGCCAGCGGAAGTAATACCCACAATCCCTTGGGACCGAATTTGATATAATATACCCATACAAGGACAATAGTAATGATGATATAGGTGATGATATCTGTCCACATATCATATTTGGCCCCAAATTCGCTAGATAGTCCATATTTTCTGGCAATATATCCATCCAATGCATCGGTGAATATCGACAACAACACCAACCCGGCTGCTATAGAAAAATGTCTGGGATTTTGCAATCCACTGTAAATAAAATATGCGGCTAGTAATCTTATGACTAATGTAAATGTAGTGATCATATTAGGCGTAATACCCATTGTAGAATATATAGTTGGTGCAGTGGTTTCACATAAACCGTTATAGACCATATTGTCCAACATGTTCATATCATCACGTTTGGACATACGTTAGTTTGACTACGTTAGTTTTAGGTTATAGTATACTATAATATAAAAGTTTACTCATAAAAAAATATAGAATGTCCTGCGCAAAAATCACAATCTTTGGCATATTTCTTTTTACCACCACAATTTAAACACACGATAGTATTAGTCTTTTTACACACGTTCTCGTGACCTGTTAAAATAAATGGATTCATATCATCATATTCAATAACCAGTTCCACACCGTTAACAATAACACTATACAAATTGATACCTAGATTGTCGAATTTGACCTGATATTTTCCTTTGACCGAGTCTAAAACCTCATTTGGTTTAACAATTGAACATTCGAATGGACCATAATAATCACCGTCAGTATTTTCAAAGACTGGTGCTGAGGACTCTGAGGATTTATCGTCGCGGTCGCGATCCTCGTCTTCACGATCGTCGTCAGGCATAGATCGGTGCGAAACTTCAGACTCGTCGTTAGAGTTTTCGTCGTCGGAGGCGTCATCATCACTAGAGACATATTCTACATTCGGAGGATTTTCAAGGCGTTCAAACATGTGTGCCTTGATGTGATCTAGATATACTCGGTCAAGAGTGTCGGCATCGATTTTATTATTTTTGAACAACGATTCACCTTTTTTGCGGACAATTTTTACTTTGGGTAAATCACTTTCGGTAGATATATCTACAAATGCGAATACGTCCGGATCTTCATTGATATTGCTAATGATTTTATACCGTTTGACAATATCATTTTCGGGAATATAATCGCCTGTTATTTTAAAAATGCCGTCTTCATCTATAGGATCTTCTACTAGATACAATTTGACTGATGCATTCGAAGTAATATCAGTGATTTTAGAATAGTCTTTCCACGTCATATTCGTTCTTAATTTATATTTCTATAGGTTAAATAGATATCTATACACTCTATTTTTAAATATCCTTATTTCCGAGTTTTAAACTTCGATTATGGCCAAATATAAAATAGGATTTACTACAGGCACTTTTGACCTATTCCATACAGGACATGTAAGATTATTGAAATCAGCCAAGATGATGTGTGATTATTTAATAGTAGCGGTAACAGATGATTTGTTGGCCATAAAACAAAAGCGCAAGCCAATTATTGATATCCAAAATCGCATGGAAGTGGTAGGTGCATGTAAATATGTTGATCTGGTCATTCCACATCGTGGTGAAACTAAATTGGAAGCATACTTTAAATATAAATTCGATGTATGTTTTATAGGAGATGATTGGTTTAATTCAGAAGAATATCATCAAGTAGAAAAAGATCTTTCTCCATATGGTGTTGACATGATATATTTTCCATACTCTTCTAATATTTCTACATCGGATATTATCAAATCTATACAAAATTAAGAAAAACTTGTTAATTTTTACTTGGATGTATATATGTTTGATTAGTATTACCTATACATACTAAATTTACGCTAACTATACGCTATGACTCGTTTTACCGAAGCCCATGTTGAAGAAATTATCAACAACTTTTTGGATGACACTCAAGTATCTCAGAGATGCAAGGAAGCTATTCTAGAATATTGTGCAAATCAATCTATTCATTCTGTGATAGAAGTCACTTTCAAGGAAATTTTCGTCCGTGTTTGGAACCGTATTACCAATTATGAAGAAATGCTAAAAAAGGTAAAGGGACGAATGGCGTCTGGGTCTAACTCTAACAATAAGGGTGAGGTAGTAAAGTTCAATGAAGGTGATACTGCAGAAGTCAACAAGGATATTGGTGAGGTAGAGAATATTGATGGTGTAGAAGATACTGTCAAGAATATGAAGATGGTTCTAGAACAAGAGATGATGGATTCTGAGTGCAAGTGCTTTACAGGTCGTATCAGTCGTTTGGTAAATTGTTTGAACGGTTTCTTCCCAGATATCCGTATTAACATTTCAGATGGTGAACAGATGCAAGCTGTTATTGCACAGATTCGTACAGATCTTGATGCAACGAAACTAAAAGACGGTGAACATTATGGCGAGATTTTGTATGCGCGTGTCAAGGAAGCCATGGAAGAACGTGGCTTTTCGGAGGAATATTCTGAAAGCTGGCTTGAACAGATCCGTGCCGATCAAAACCTAAACGACGATGGTAAGGCTTTGGATGGTGAAGCCGAAGAGGAAGAGTCTGAGGAAGAACAACAGCGACAACTACAAGAAGCTATGGCCGCAGTGCGCAAGCGCCAACAAGAATTGATGGAACATGCTCTCGCTGTCCGAGTGGCCGATGAGGCTGACGCTGCAGGTAACTAGTTACTTTCAGAAAAACCCAGCCAAAACTACTTTTACGCTTAAATATATATATTTAAGCAAGTAAAGAGTATGCAATCAGCTATTATCAAAGACGGTAAAAAATTTATCAAAAATGGTGATTTAGAAAACCTTCGTACAATATTCCAGTTTTGCACAAAAGATACCGACAAAGAATATCGGCTAAATATTGAATTCATATTCAAAGAATTATTTTTGGCTAGTTGTACTTATTTTAATGGGGATTTCCAAATACTTAGGTGGATGACTGAAATATATTTACAAATGGGTGCTGTAGAACGTATAGCTCTAAAACCCATATTTCCTTATGGTAAACACTTACTCATGCGAAAAAGAGGTGTTAAAGATTCTCAAATCTCAACATATATCCAAATAACCAACGACATTTAAATTTATTATAAATTTAAAAGTTTTGGTCAGCTTTTTTAAGGTAGCGTGGCCCGCTTCGCTAAGCGGAAAGTAGGAACATCTTGTGGATACACAAGGCGACATTAGAAGGTTCCAACACAGTCATTACAGGGACATTGGATGGGCATTGTAAAGAAGAGTTTATATTGGTAAACATATCCATCTTGTCACTGAATGGGGGACAGGCAATCACAGGGTATTGAGTATTGGCCGCCACTACTCCAGATAATGCATTAGACCGTCCAGCAACAGTTACGAACACAACCCGGTCACTAGATCCACGAAGACCATCCAAAATAGCCAAGACTTCCTTGGGCGTTTTATGGGCAGACGATACGACACTCTTGGCGTAAATGTTTTTCTTTTCCAACTCGTCCTTTATCTTTTGCACGTGCTTGGCATCTCGGACGCTTCCAGACAAAATATAGGCATATTGATTGAAACTGTTTTCAAAATACGTGTCTCGGAAGTTTAGGATATCAGGCTTGGCGGCAATGCTAGGTGCGAATACATTTGGAGATTCTTCCGGTGTAAGTCCAGTAAGAGTTTTCCAGAATTCTAAATAAGTCGATCGGACATTTTGCACAACACCCTCAGGAGGTTCGGGCATTACTTCGACCGAGTATGGATCTTCTACATTCTCCTTTACCCATCGTCGGACGGCGTCCTTGTCTAGGTTTTGTGGCGCTTCACCGGTATCAAACCGTTGTTGATATGTATCGGCCTTCCAATATCGACTGGAATCGCAAGTGTGCAATTCGTCAATCAACAGAATTTGCCCTGTTTCGAAACACCGTCCGAATTCATACTTGGTGTCTACCAAAATAAGACCCTTTTCAGCAGCAGTCTTCTTACCAAACTCGAATACTTCCAAAGCCTTATGTGAACAGTAATCCAATTCTTCTTGGGTCATATACCTTTCCTTAACTATATCTTCTGGCGAAATCGGCACATCCCGGACACCCTTGGTCGTAGGTGTGAGGACAGGGCCGTTAGGCAACTTTTGATTCTTCTTCAAACCATTCGGGAAACTGACTCCGCAATATTCACGGGCACCCTTTGAATAATGTGTCCATAAACTGGTTTCAGTAGATCCAGTGATATAATCCCTTACAACAAACTCGATCATAAACGGCTTGCACTTTTTGGCCAACATAAACCTATCTTGAGATGCTAGGAAGTGATTCGGAACGATGTGCCGTGTATTCTCAAACCACCATCTAGACATATCATTCAACATCGCACCCTTGTCCGGGATATTGCAGATGTGCCTATCAAATGCACTAGTCCGGGTACTGGCCTCCATCACCAACCGGTTGAAACCTACATCATATACATTTCGGACCTTTCCTTCATAAACCAGACCATCTCGGATTTCGATATTTTGCTCTGTGTTCTTGGATATAAGGGTTTGCAATGCGCTAATCAGGACACCTTTTTCGGCGGCCTTTACTCTTTTGGTTAGTGTTTCTAGAGTATCATCACGTTCAATCGGAACCTTGGCCGATTGGATGACCTCCCCGCGATCTACTTCCGGGACTACGTGGTGAACCATCACACCGGTTACATCTGGACCACTGCGTTTGGTATAATCATCCCATGCCTTTTTAATGCAACCCATTCCAGTATGACTTCCAGGTAATGCCGGATGTAAATTGATGATTTGTACTCCTAGTGAATTTAATTCGTCAATGAAATTCTTTGACAAAATCTTCATCCATCCGGCCAATACCACGATATCTACATCAAATCCTAGAATAATATTCTTGAGTGTTTCTTCATCATCCTGATCACCTTCTGAACACCCAGTTTCTCCAGTATATACCGCGACTATATCAGCCGCCTTGGCCTTTAGTAAAGCACCGCTTTCATACTTGCTTGAAACAACACATGCAATATCCGCTAAAAGTATATTGGCTTTGATGGCCTCAATGATCGCCTGTAGATTGGTGCCTTCACCCGATGCAAGTACTGCTAGATTCAATCGTTCCATATTATAGTTAGATGTGTTCTTTAGATATATTTGATCAAGTATATTTACCCTACTTTTTGAGAAAAAGTAGATCAAAAACCGCTTTTAAAAATCTTTTCACCAGACCCCGCTTTTACCCCGATATGGCCTTCGGCCCTGACGGTCCTACGGCTCTTCTAGTACGGCCGCTGTGCGTCTTCGGCACTTTTTGAGAAAAAGTAGATCAAAACCAAAAGTCGGAAAAACACTTAGTGACATTTTATTCGAAAATGGAACTCACTGAAAGTGTGTGCACACAAAAATCGCAAAAAAGTGTAATAAATTTGTGCACGATTTTGTTCCATTTTTATTTTGGCACTAAGAGATTTTCAAAATCCAAAAGTGAGATTTCAAAAATGGAACAAAATCGTGCACGAATTTGTGACACTTTTTTGCGTTTTTTTCGTGCACACTTTTGTGCGATTTGTGCACATATCTGGAAATTATTGTTAAGTGTTTTTTCACTTTTTACGGGATATTTAAAAATCATTATATAAAGTATCATAAATAATCGCAAAAAGTGAGAAAAACACTTAAGAAATATACATTCCAAAATGGAACTCACTGAAAGTGTGTGCACACAAAAATCGCAAAAAAGTGACACTCACACATTAGTGTGTGCACGATTTTGTTCCATTTTTATTTTGACACTAAGAGATTTTCAAAATTCAAAAGTGTGATTTCAAAAATGGAACAAAATCGTGCACAAATTTATTACACTTTTTTGCGTTTTTGTGTGCACACTTTTAGTGGCATTTAAGTATTTTTCCGACTTTTGGTATATTCTATAATATACGAATGTTGGTGTAAACTGAAGTTTGGTCGGCTTTTTTAAAAGCCGGTGTGGCCCGCTTCGCTAAGCGGAAAGCCGGTAATATATACTTGTGAATAGTATTCTAATATGATTAGTTAAGATAAATATACTATGAGTTTTATATGCCTGCATTTACAGCCAGATGATCCTAGAAATGGGATGCCATCAGATAGAGTATATGAAATATTCTTTTTTGGGGATGAAAGAGATCCTTTGTCAATTGCCAGAGAGCATCTCTGCAAATATAGAGATATGGAAGCGATGGAGTCGCTTATGCAAGATTTAGAAACCAAAGTAACGGTAAATTCAGCAAAAGATGGTAGTGTACTTGCAGATAAAGATGCAGTAGTCCGCCCAGTATTCCCATCATATTTGACAAATCGTGAATATGAAAAGAAAACATTACAACAACTTGTTCCAGAAAATACAGAAGAATATCATTTTGAGACTGTGGATGATAAATCCGAAAATTTTATCCGTTATTATGAAAAGAGGTTTGGCAAGAATTTTGTGGGATTGACAGTATATTCCACCAAAAATCATATATATGAAGGTAAATTAATGGAACAAGACACGTTCATACTTTCTAAAAACTAGTAATATTTACCTACGCGCAATAACCCTCCTATAAATAGTAGTTAGATAACCATATCCATAGGTAAGTATGAACGTCACCCCAACTGGAGTTTTTTCATCTAAAAGTGATACATACCTTACCGTATATATCCGTTTAGAAGAAGGCGAAGGGTGTATTGAAATAAAAATAGAACCAGGACAAACCAAACAAGAAAAAGAAAAAGATATTTTACACAAAGTAGCAAATTATTTGCAAACATTATACGATCATCACCCAAATCAGAGAGCAGAATACGCGGAAGATAATATACATCATCATCGCAAACATTCAGCCGGTTCAAATGCGCTTTCTGAAGCATATGTTAAATTATTATACACTACGGGTAATTTGAAATTCGGTAAAGAATTTTCAAGAATCATAGTGTAAGCGATAGTTAAAAAACAAGTAATATTTACTTGTATACTAGTATAGTATACTAGTATACCATACCTATATATACCATAATATATCCCTTATCGCACCATGGACTTGGATTCTGGCGCGATCACTACTACTAATACTACTACTATTACACCCACAGGAGTTTTCTGCAGTAAATCCACAAATTTTGTCCAAGTTCATCTGAGTCTAGATGTAGGCGAAGGTTGTTTGGATATCGAGGTCAATCCGAAACAGACACAACAACAAAAAGACGAACAACTTTTACGCAATATATCCGATTATATTTATACAATATACGGCAAAGATCCTAAAAAACTATCCGACGCATATGTCAAATTACTAACACAATGCGGAAACTTGGCATTTGGTCCAGAAACCGAACGTATTGTTGTTAGATCTGGAGATACTGCTGGGCACCACCACCCGAACGATTATTAATTCCACAACATTTTCAAACTAATAATATTAGTTTAAAGATACTGTGTAGGTCTAAGGTATTTCAGCAACAAATGTTTTAATTTTATCTAAAACGTCGCTTAGTGCGGCGGGATTCGTCTCAAATTCTTGATCGCCGTCTATATATAATATCTTTTTACCATTCAACCGGTTTTCAAACCATGAATCGTGTGCATCTTTTAAAATCGAAATATAAGTATCATCGTCTTTACACAATTCACTTTCACTGGAACGATTACGTTTTGCGATTCTATGTTTGCACATATCTACCGAAGTGTTTACATAAATAATAGCATCTACCTTGGCTGCACCATCAGAAGGTTCGGCATATACATTATAATAATACGTGTAAATATCCCATTCCAATTCAGATATTATTTCATGAGCGTACAAAGTCCTGGCGAATACTTCCCGATCTGTGTCGATGCACCGTTCTGTAATGATTAACGCGTTTTCTTCTGAATTTTCTTCACGCACTCTTTTCAAATCCATAAAACGGGTAATAAACGCGAATAATTGGAATGTCAGGCCCCATCTAGGTTGATTGTCATAATATTTTTGCATGATATTCTTATTATCTTCTGGATCTACATACATTTCCCACTCATCTACTGGTTCTTTTACGAATACTACCTTTCGGCCATCTACTCGAAGATGTTTTCTCAATTTCTTTAATAATGTACTTTTACCACTTCCGATATTACCTTCAATAGATACCGTAAGGTGTTTCGGTTTTTTAGGTTCTGGATCGCTACCTTTTAAGAAATAATAATAAGATGCCCATATATATAATCCAAATGTAAACAATGATAATCCTGAAATATATATAATGTGACTCTGCAAAAAGTCCATAATCTTTACCTTGATAATATTATATTGTGTATATGTATGCGTGCTTATATATAAGTACTTTTTGCTCTCTACGGTTCCTTCGGTAGTTACTTACTTACTTCGGTCGTATGAATAATTATTTATTAGCATTTTTAATAATATTACCAGTCCTTGTATTTCTTGTTATGATCAAATGGATTAAACGTAAATTATTCTTTCATCCTCATAGAGAAATGACTTGCTATCCATCTGAATATAATCTGGAATACAAAGATATTTGGATTTCGGTTGGAAACGAACGCGTGCACTCGTGGTTCATCCCGTCAAAATTCTATAAACATTCTGAATCGAAGGAAAAATTTATCATATTTAGTCATGGAAATACTGGGAATATATCTTATAGAATGTTTTACGTGTTGTTATTCCATTATCTAGGATATTCAAGTATCTTTTATGATTATAGAGGTTATGGAATGTCTGATGGAACTCCTAGTGAAACTAATATGAAACAAGATATCCGAGCCGTGTATGATTATTTGACGAAAACCAAAGGCGTCGATCCCAAGAATATCACAATATATGGCGAAAGTATTGGAACCTATCCTACTGTATGGTTGGCTAGTCGTAAAGATGTAGAGTGTAATGTAATATTGCATGCCGGGTTTTCCAGTATCAAAAATTTATTCCCTTATGGACTTCGGTGGATGGTCACCGAATTTAATTCCGAGAAATATATGAAAAATAATCACAACAAGACCTTAATTATACACTCTGAACATGACGAATTAATCCCCTATGAACACAGTCAAAAAATGTTCGAATTGTGTCCGTCTAAACATAAACATCACCATTCTACACATGGATTTCATGCATTTCCACAATTATGCCGGAAATATGTAAACATCATAATCAAAATAATAGGCAAACCCTATCAACCGGTACAAAACATGAAAACAATTTACAAGTATGTCGAGGAAAATTCTTAAAGACGTTAACTTTACTTGTAAAATTATTTAGTATATACTATATATACTACGTTAAAAACTCACTAAAGTTCGTTATGGTATATTGGTATAAAAACAAGCTCCCTGAAGAAGGTGACCTAGTTATGGTCACAGTTCGCAAGATATCTGATCTAGGTGTATATGTTACTCTAGATGAGTATGACTCTATAGAAGGTATGATACCTTCCAATGAACTATCCCGACGCAAATATCGCGTCAAAGTCCGGCAAATTGTCAAAGAAGGCACCAAAACTCCGTTAGTCGTTATTAATGTGAATCCTGCTACAGGATGTGTGGATATGTCCAAGAAACGTATGACAGAAGAAGATAATGAAGAATGCCAGGTATGGTATAAGAAATCCAAAACTGTTGACGGTATTGTCAAAAGAGTATCCGATGTGTGTGAATTAGATCCCCAAGATGTATACCGTGATTATATTTGGGGGCTTTACGGATCTCCCGACGACTCTTCGTCAGAAGCTTCGAACGACGACGAAGACCTCGATAGCACCCACGCATACGACATTCTTAAAAAGGAAGATTGTGTAGAGGGATGGCCTGAATGTGTAAAACAAACATTTTTGCAAGAGATTTCCAAAAAGTTAAATGCTAGAGTACAACATACCCTTGTAAAAGAAATGGAGATTGTGTGTAATGATATGAATGGTATTCAGCATATCAAGGATGCATTTGCAAAAGCTGATGCAAAATACCCTGATGTCAAATCAGCAATTCAAAAAATCCCGGCGTATACTGCCACGTTGATTACATACGATCCACAAACCGGGTGTAATGATTTGGAGGATTACGCCAATCTAGTGAAAACAAACATTTTGGCTCATAACGGACATTTCCGAGTGATAAAAGAACCTATTGTTAATTAAATTTTGTATATAATTAACTCTACGACATACTCCTAAAGTAACACGCTCGTATGAAGATCCAATATATAAGTGATTTACATCTAGAATCATATCCACACGACATAATCAATTATTCGGAATTTATTGATACTGTAAGTGATGCGGAAGTTCTAGTGTTAGCCGGGGATATTTGTGAAATTTGTATGGTTAGGAGATTGCATCTATTTTTAGAATGGTGTGCGAAAAGATGGCCACATGTAGTGTGGATTGCAGGAAATCATGAATATTATGGATGTGAAAGTATAGAAGATGCAGATGATAAAGCTAAGGAATTGGTAAAAGAATGGGGTAATGTATATTTCCTGCAAAATTCTAGTATAGTCATCAAAGACATCACTTTTATTGGAACTACGTTGTGGACGATGCTATCAGAGAAGCATCATCAATATGAATATAACCAGTCAAATGACGCCATTAATATAAAGTATTCGGAAGATACTTTTAGTAAACCGTCCAAAATAGTTAATGAAATGCACCAAAAGGCGGTAGAATATCTCGCAGAAAGTTTGGCCAAAGTCGAAACACCGTATAAAGTAGTAGTTACGCATCACCTGCCTTCATTTAAATTAATTCATTATAAATTCAGAGAATCGCCTTATGTGGAGCTTATGCCTCAATTTGCGACAGATCTACATGATTTAATATTTAGTAAATCACCTGATGTCTGGATATGCGGACATTCCCATAGATATATGAAGACATCTATCGGAAATACTATGGCGGTGTTGAATCCAAAAGGTAAAGTTGATGAACAAACCGGGTATGACAAATCGGCGGTGATTGACCCGGCAGAATTACTCATCCCCACCAGATACAACTACGATATTCATTAATTTGGCGAATTCTTTATCGGTTTCATCGGGACGTTCCTTATAAGTACTAATATATTCACTCGTATCTTTTATGAAATAATATATACGTGTTTTGAATACCGGGAAGAATGCTATAAAGATCGACAGTAACATTCCGGCAACTAGTGTCGAATGTATAAGGTGTCCTCCCGATCTAATACCAGTCCAGATCATCGCGCTTAGTATAAGAAATGCCACAAATATCAAATAATGGAAATAATACAACGGATGCACCCTCCGGTGATCACTGCAACTTTTACTGGATACTACCTGGACAGACGAACTAATATACGACAATCCACATACAAATATACTGAACAAACCGTTAAGAATCCGGTGGCCTTTGAAACCTATATCTCGAATAGTCGAAATCAATGAACATATATATACCGGGATAAATGTAAAGAACATCTGTAAAGAATGCAGCTTGCCTAACGCACTACATCCAGGTAATAATATGAAAAACAGGATATAAGACATAAAACTGAACTGGAAAACTAGCAACACTGGCGTTTGATCTGTGCCAGGCGGAACCTCGGCAAATCCTTGGAAAAGGATCTTGATAATCCAGATCATTTGTGCCAAGATTTGATAGAAATAAATGAATGAAAAGGCCCATGAACCGTGTAAATGGAAATGTGCTAGGCGGAGTTTCCAACTCAACCCAGTGAATTGTTTGGAAAATAATGGGTTGCATTTCAAAAAGACCTCGATATTGCCTTTGATCCACCGCAGACGCTGTTCGAAAGTTTCATATAAATCCCCTGGAGCTAGGCCGTAAGTATATCGTTCTTTAACCATCTTGGAAATATATCCGGCGTTGTTAATTTTCATCCCCGAAATTACGTCTTCAGTGGCATAACCTTCTACAAATCCGCCGATAGCATCCAGGGCTTCTTTCCGGAACATCGCCCCAGTACCTACATATAACGCTCCATTCATATTCGAAAAGGCTGTCATAATATAATCCACAAACATTGAATTGGGGACGTCGATATAGTCATTTAATCTAGTGATATTCCGGAAATATTGCGGGGTTTGTATAAACCCAATCCGACCATCCTTTAACATCTCTGGCAAAATATTCTCTATAAACGATTCTTTGATCATCATATCCACATCTAGAGTGATGATATAAGTACACTTTTTGATTAGGGTTGATTGTTCTAGGGCATTATTTAGATTACCCGCCTTACGTCCTTTGTTGTTTTTCCTGGTAACTATTTCGAAATGTTCCTCTATTCTCTGTTTGCCGAATTCTTTTATCAACCCGTCTTTAATACTATCGTGGAATTGTTGGACATTACTGTTTACAGTAGTCGCATAAGTACTAGCCGATGTATTTGCACTGGTTAAGGATGTGTTCGAGTCGCTCGAAACACTCGTCGGCGTGGAAGCGGCAGAGCCGCTACCTTCGGTGTCAGTGTCGGCCTTTCTTTTCAACCAACGGCATCTGTAACATACACACCAATCTTTAGGAGATTGGCTGACGCTTTTAAAAGTCTTTGATGATGAGTCCTCGGACGAGTCCGATGTAGATTCGGTTGAGGACTCGGACGAAGACTCAGAAGACTCGGAAGAATCATCAATATCAGGATATTCCAGTTGTATACAATCAACACACTTGCAGTCATTTATAGACCGCCCATCATCACACAACACAACGTGTAATTTAGCTGGATCATATTTTAAATTGAAACAAGAAAATAAAGTCGGCATAATTACTTCAATTTTCTCATTATATCTTGGAATCATTACTGTGATATCTGGGGTATAATCCGAAACTGAATCGCGGGATTTATCCTGTGTACCACAACAATTCCACAAAATATTAAATACAAATGAAGTGATGGATATTAGCGAAAACACTTCAGAAAATGCATGGGGATATGTGTAATCTTGTTCAAATACGTCATAATACCACAAATATATCATATTAAATAAAGTTTGGCCTAAGACCAATGCATATAAACCTAAAATAATTATTTTCATACTTGCCTACATACTACATTACAAGTCTTCATCTCCTTATAAGTAGATTTAGTTTTTAAATATTTCATGAATGCCTGTATAGGACGTTCTTTCTTACAACCTGGGCACACCCTGTAGGTGTTAACCGTAGGTTTAGGGGATGCCACATCGTCCTCGGTACCACTACGTAGTAACGGTTCCTTAAACTCTTTAGAGTCGGTATCGGGTTCGGCGATCAGTTCCGCCAAACGGTTCATAATTGGTTCAGGATAGGTACACTTTAACCCATATACATTGAAATAGATGTTGCTATACGCTAGAGTTAATTTGACATTATGATTACAATTTTTATATATAATATCTGTTATTCTCTTACGTTCTTCGAATAATACATCTGATTCTACTGGATCTCTTTTAATAAGATTGGCCATACTACAACTTTTGTAAAGGAATATATATCTTAAATATATTTGTGTGAATATATTTAACCTAAATATACATACGTGTTTTGGCCATCTTTTACAAAATCAATCAAAAGATTATGGCACCTACGAAACTTTTCCTAAGGGAATCGCCTAAAATAAAAGAACATGTCCAATATAATTTAGATATGCTGGCCACTGATATCGCGGAATATTTTGTAGATAAAAAACAAAAATATCATGTGAATTGCAAAATAGTTACTCGTAAAAATTATGTGATTGGTAAGGGATGTATGGGTATGTGTAAAAGTCGTAAAACATTAAAGAAAATATATGCGGTGGTCACTTATAGAAATGGTAAGAAAACGGATAGGTTCCATCAAATGACCAAAGAATATCCGGTAAATAAAAGAGAAATTGTAAGAGGTAATATGTTCAGTCCGAAATCCACTGTTATATACACAGTGAATATTCCAGAATAATTTATTCCAAATTATATTTCTTTAATAGTTCCTTGAGATTCCGTTGATCCCGGCAACTCTTTAAAATAGAGTTGGGGTTTCCACATTTAACCCGATAGGTTTCATATCTAGTGCATATATCATTAAATGACGGGTTTTTATCTGCTGTACACTTGATCTTTTTACATAAAATCTTGCGGATTTGCGCGATTTCATCTTTGGTGACTTTTTCCGTAGTATTTGATTTGATCTTTTCTACGACGCTTTTAATGGTTTCGTTTTCAGATTTTCTCAGCTTGTCATTCACAAAATTGTGCATTGTATACAACCAAAAAGATAACTTTTGACGACTTTCCAAAAAATCGTCAATGGGTAATCTTACTAGAAATTCTTTCCACGATTTCCGGCAAAATATACAGGGTAATACTTCACCTAGGTCGGTGAAAAACCGTTTAGTGGCCAACATTCTATCGACATGTTCGGCATTTTTCTTATCAATTCTTTCAGGATACCCGAAAGTAACTATGTGGAGAAATCTCCAGGCTGCCGGTCCCCAAATTTTAGTATCCATACGAACGACTGTAAGGAGTGTGTATATATAAACCATACATAAAAATTCTAGTAATATTTACTTGGGTACTAATTTATTAGTACTACTAATTTAGTAGTACTAAACTAGTAGCCTCCATATAGATAAGTATGAACATCGTTAAAAGAGAAAAGTATAATTACAAAACTACCAACACTCAAACATATTTGAGGTTGCTGAAATATTCTCCAGATACGAACAGATATCGCATTCAAGGAGTGTTCAGTACTTCGATTACTCCAGAAAAGTTGGAAGCACTCCAAAAAATCAAATTCAGAGGCGAGGCATCTCTTGTAGAGAATATCGAAAAGTTATTAATTGAAAAATTTAATGGAGTCAAGTTGTCTAATACAGACAAACCAGATGCAGAAACATATATTCTGGATTTGGCTATCAAAAACAACGCGGTCGAACGGATTATTAACCGAACCAAGGATAGTTCGGCTGAAGCCAAGAAAAAGTTGGAATTTACAATAGTCGATCTAGAAGATCACGACGCGTTACGCAAGAAATTCCCGGATATTTATGTAGAGTATGACTTTATTTGCGGCATCCATCGGCCACCATTTTATGACGTCTCGACTGATCCATTCGAATTAGAAGAAATGTCAGTCGAAGATCTGGCCGGTTTATCCCAAACACACAATCTACCATTTTCCAAGGATTTGACCAAAAAGCAAAATCTTGTTAATATGGTCAGATGTCTAAAATCCAAGCGCAAATTGTTCGAAGCAAAGTACTTGACGCAAATTTCCAGAATTTCCAAACAACCTACCCTGGAATACCCTGAAAAGTACAAAGCCTTGCTCAACCAAAACACGCATCTGCTAAAGTATCGAAAGGGTGACCGAGAAACCCCTGAAATTATCCGGAGTTATTGCATTAATCGCAATATACTCAAGTGTAAACATATCCTGAAATCCTACAAGGATCATCAGAGGCGTCTCAAAAAGGCTGCTGTGGTTAACGAGCCGGTCGAGGAAGAACAGTCAAACAATCCCGCGATAATTGAATCGGAAGCTAGTCCTGAAGCCGAAGAAGATGATGATGCAGAGCCAATCGATCCCGAGGCGGTATATGACGAAAATGAAGAATGTCATGGGGATTTATATGCAGTGGATCCACCCGAAGTCGAGGGCGAAGTCTCAGGCGAGGTCGAGGACGAAGTGGAATCGGCAGAGGTCCCTAAAAAGTATACCAAGCAAACCAAAAAGGTAACTCTTAAATCAGGTATGTTGGACAAAGATATGGAAACTGACATAAAGTTGATCAAAGACCAATTAAAGGCTAAAGCTGATAAAGACACTTCAAAGGGGATGTTAATGTCTAACGGTGATGTCCTACACCAAATGGCCATGAAGATTTATGGTAATAGGTTGGTAGAACAACGTAAGAAAGAACGCGAGTCGGAACACGAGTCTTCGAATTCTTCTAATTCTTCGAATTTATCTAATCTGACGATTATGATAACCAAGCTTAAAAAATACCCGACAATATCCGACGATATCAAGAACACCTTTGGAAACGGGTTGACTTACAAATCCATGGATGTATATGAAGCATATACCCGGTTTGTTGATGTATTTACGGCCAAGTTGCAATCACAATGGTCCTTGATAGGTGAATGTACCTATTTTGGATTCGATCCCGAAAAGAAACATTTTCTGGCCATCTTTGATGTTGAACTGATGCCTGATGATGAAATTATTAATGAGATGTATTCCAACAACCGATCTGTTTACACCAAGGTATATTTTGATAATGGAAAGGTATATAATACTGGGGTAGAACAGTCTTTCATCACCTCCGAAGATACCTTTGACTATTTCAAGAAGAATTTCCCCAATGCCGTCACTATTTATAACGAGTAAACGAGTAAATGAGTAAAAAGTACCTTTGGGTATATATATATATAAATATTTATTCAAATATTTACTCATACTATTATTATGAAGGTTATTTATAAACTAGATGAAGAAAATATATGTTTAACTTGGATTGGTGATACTTTACAAGAATTCATAACATCGGTTGAACCCAGCCGGGTAACTTATCTAGATATTGCACATAATAACTTGCAAACACTTCCTCCTGAAATTGGTTCTTTGAAAATTTTAATGCATTTACGTGCCTACGGTAACAAGTTGCAAACACTTCCTCCTGAAATTGGTACTTTGAAAAATTTAACAGTTTTGAATGTCCACGATAACGAGTTGCAAACACTTCCTCCTGAAATTGGTTCTTTAAAAAATTTAACGCATTTGGATGTATCCGTAAATAAGTTGCAAACACTTCCTCCGGAAATTGGGCATCTATCAAGTTTAACGCAATTGTATGTGGATAATAATAACTTGCAAACACTTCCACCGGAAATTTGCGAATTAAGGCATTTACGTAAGTTTTATACTAGTGATAATGAATTTGAATATATTCCTGCTAATGTTCAAAATCTAATTAATAGATTGCGAAATGTTAACGCAAGAGGACCACAATACAACGACACCCAATCTGTGCATAAATCAAGTGTACAACAGTCACTTAAGCAATCTATCTATGCTTTGATGAGAGATTAGTTAAAATTATTTGAATATAACTATGTTAAATACTTATACAAATATTTACTTACTTATGAATGTTATTTATAAACTAGATGAAGGTATACCTTTAACTTGGAGTGGTGATACTATACAAGACTTCATTGCATCAGTTGAATATAGCCGGGTAACCTTTTTAGATATTTCAAATAACTCACTTCAAACACTTCCTCCTGAAATTGATGCTTTGAAAAGTTTAACGGAATTGTATGTCCACGATAACGAGTTGCAAACACTACCTCCTGAAATTGGTGCTTTGAAAAATTTAACGCATTTGTATGTTGACTCTAACGAGTTGCAAACACTTCCTCCTGAAATCGGTTCTTTGAAAAGTTTAACGGAATTGGATGTCCACTCTAACGAGTTGCAAACACTTCCTCCTGAAATTGATGCTTTGAAAAGTTTAACGCATTTGGTTGTGTCTCATAATAAGTTGCAAACACTTCCTCCTGAAATTGGTGCTTTGAAAAGTTTAACGCATTTGGATGTGTACTCTAACGAGTTGCAAACACTTCCTCCTGAAATTGGCCAATTAACAAATTTAACGAAATTGTATGCCTACTATAACGAGTTGCAAACACTTCCTCCGGAAATTTGTGATTTGAAAAGTTTAACGTGTTTGAGTGTATCCCGTAATAACTTGCAAACACTTCCTGCTGAAATTGGCGCTTTGAAAAATTTAACATATTTGAGTGTGTCTAGTAATAACTTGAAAACACTTCCTCCGCATATTGGCTCTTTAACGCATTTAACGCATTTGAGTGTATCCCATAATAACTTGCAAACACTTCCTCCTGAAATTTGTGAATTAAGACATTTAATTGAGTTTTATATTGGTGACAATGAATTTGAATATATTCCTGTTAATGTTCAAAATATAATCAATAGACTGCGAAATGTTGGAGGAAGAGGACCACAATATACAGACACACAATCCGTGCACAAGTTGAGTGTACAACAATCACTCAAGCAATCTATCTATGCTTTGATGAGAGACTAGTTAAATTTACCTTTGGGTATATATATATAAATATATATATTAGGATCAACATATATAATAAATTATGGTAGAAGAACACCGTATGCAAGAATATATCGAACAAATGAAAATGAATCAATGGGCCGGCGAGGAGGCTTTAAGGAAGGTTTTGGACGAAATTCCAAAAGAGTATTTGTGTAAGGAATTGGTAACTTGGAGCAAGGTATTTTATGGTTGGTGTATTCTAGATAACCTACCGGAAGAGTATCAACATATCCTAGATCAAGAAGTGTGTGACAAATTTATTGAGACCGGTTGTAAGTTGAGATCTATTCCAGAAAAATTTCGCACAAAAGAGCTGTGTCTTAAACATCTGAAATACAGACACGACGGTTGGCAACAATATAAACATATTCCGGATCATTTAAAGCACGACCCTGATCTTTTAAAGGCAGGCCGGAAAAATTTGTGCTTGCCTATCAAGTATGAACTTCCGGAAAACCGTAATAATCTATTAGAGTATTACATGACTCAAGAGTATGTACGTAGTATGGGAAATGTCATAACTCTTAAGTATTACGATTTCAGTAAAAACAAACTTACTAGAGACCAAATTAAATTTATTGTTACATGTAAGAATGATGAATATGACAACTTGCTAAAGGGTACTGAACGTTGTAAGCCATGGAAAACAGAATGGGAATGGAATTGGTGCAGAACTGTCAATTTTGCGACTGAAAACATTCGCGACGGACCATTATCAAATTATGCAACTCGAGAAATTTTAAAAAAATCTCCAAATTATATCGAAGATATTCGTGAAATGTTAGTATACAATAATTTGCTATTATTGGGTGCAAGTCTATCTATAATTCCTTTGAAACACCGTTCATTCTATTTATGTCACTCTGCCTTAAGAAAGTCCCCCAAAAATTATCATGCAGTTCCAAAGAAATTCAAGGCGATGTTTGATAAGATTTTGGCTGAAGATTATCATATTCCCACGACTACTCAGGGTAAGTCTTCGACTATGACTATGACTACGGCTGGCAAGTCTTTGACGGACAAGTCTTCGACTACGACTTTGACTACGACTGAGTCTACGTCTACGACTACGACTGCTTCTACGTCTACGACGTGTTTAACGTATGTTATCATATTTTATGCCCTATTTCTACTATTTATGATTATTGGTGTACCTCTGGAACTAGATAATAGCCGACCGTTGGAATTCATTCCTAGTTAAAAGACCTCAGATTAAAGGGATATACGTATAAATATTCTTAAAATTATTTATAAGTATAAGTATA